TCATTTATACCCTCTTGCCATTTCTCTAACCTTTTCAACCATCATATCGCTGATGCAGCTACCGATCTCCTCCAGAGTATCCTCATCTATCAACCAGAATCTCTCTTTATCAAGATGTTCATCCAGTATCCTGAACATTTTCCAAAGATGCGGCTGATAGCACTCCGGCACATCACTGATGCAGGTCGGCTCTATGTTTTCATCAGGATAACCGCCGCCGTAAATTTTCAGCTTTCCCTCGTTTGCAGCGTTCACATATAATCTCGTAAAATCGTCCGAGAGCAATTTTGCAAAATAATGAGCGAGGGAGTATTCATCTATAGTGTTCGGATAGTAGTAGAGGGTGTCTTCAAGAAAATTTTCCAACTGGTTTACGATACCACCCCAGACATCTACAGTCCAGTCAAGCAGATCCGGTCGGTAACTTTCGCCGCTGGAACGAATCGTATAGCTTACATGGTTGGAAATGACCTCTGCTATAAACTCCTGCCAGAACCAGTAACCTTCCTGCTTGCGGCGTTCACTGCTGTATCCGCAGCCGTCAATTGCTGCATCATACAAGGGAGAGTCATCTATCAGACCGGGTTCATTATAGCGGTGCAGATCATCTACCTCTGCATTGATAGCGTAGAAATGCCCCAGCTCATGCCAGAAGAAATGTTCAAAATAAACACGCAGCTCGAAATCGTCATGCACGGGCAAGTCTGCCACAAGCTCCCTGCGGATCAGGATAGCATTACCGGTCTTGCCGTGTATGTACTCCATAATAGAATCCGGCGGCTCCTCGGTGTGAGGACAACCGATGCTTTTGATGATCTTCCGCCTTATGCGAGAGTAGCTGCTTGCGGTAGCAGTATATACAGGAGGAAACGGTATACTGAGTTCAGGCATGATCTGCTGAAACTGCTCCTCTGCGATCTTTGCCCAGAATAATGCTGTGGTTTCGGGTATCGGACGAGGGTTGAATGGATGATTGTGCATTTTATCTGATGTTCTCTCGATAAGTTCGCTCATACGTTTTTACTCCTGTGGAAATTGTGCAATAACTCAGTATATATTATAGCATGATTTGACTCTGTTTTCAAGCCTTTGCGCCTCATTTATTGTGCTTACCATAACTTCGTATTCTCCAATATACCGCATATTCTCGGCACTAAGCACAGATGCTGTCAAAATCCACAAATACAGTCTCCGATTTTTGACATATCATTCAAAGCTTCATTTCTTCCCTATCATCCGGACTTTTTCCATGCCGCTTTCCTTGCAAAAGAATAAATGTTCGTTTTTATCGCTATCCTATTGACAAGCTCTTCCAAGTGTGATATACTATGTATGGACTTCTATCAAGAGCAGTTGCTCTATATAGTATAAAAATCATTCAGGAGGAGCATCATGAGGCATAAAGATCCGGAACTTATGAAAAAAATATACGAATATGCGGAAGATTACTACTTCGCAGAGGGGCATTCACCCTCCACCACGGAAGTGGCTGTATTCGCCGGTATTAGCCGTTCCACTTCATATAACTACCTTGTGGCTATGGATAAGATCGGCATGATCGACTATGACGGAAAGACGATCAAAACAGATAAAATGCGTAAGAACAGCGGAATCAATCGTGGCTGCGAGGTATATGACAGCTCTATCCCCTGCGTTGAACTGGAAGAAGTCGATGCTGATGTTAGTGAATATGTCGACCTCCCTACTTCTATCTTTGGAAGCGGTGACCTTTATATACTACGCACCAGAGGAGAATCTATGATCAATGCCGGAATTGAGCCGGGTGATCTTGTTGTTGTTGAAAAGCAGGAAAAAGCTGAAGACGGTGATATCGTTGTCGCCCTCGGTGATGAGACTGGCAGCAGCCTGAAAAGACTGGTGAAAAACGGTCGGAAGTGTATCCTGCACCCTGAAAATGAAACGATGGAAGATATCGTTGTAAAGGATTTGAAAATACAAGGCGTGGCAAGGTTTGTGATAAAAAAGCTGTGAGTGCATATGTTTACGTTTCATCACTGATCTAAGTAAGCAGTAGGAGGTCATTAATGGTAATCAATCTGAACAGAGGTCCATTTCTTAACATTCCTGACAAGCTGCATCCAGGGCAGTACAAAGTGATCCGCAACCCCGAATGGCATGGTGAATTGCCGGAGATCGTGTCCTTCACCGACTTTCTCAAATGGAACTACACACTGGAGTACGGTCGGCATATCCGTGAACTTCACTGCTATCACCAGCTCCCGCTGCCGTGGGGCGTTCCGAGGAATGCTGATATCGAAACTGTCATCATTGAGGATGGCAGATATGACCGTATCGACCACGATTACTTTGATATGTATGTGATCTGCGATGTCGTGTTCAATATGAACGGCTTCCGACAGTACCAGAAATATATAGTCCATGGTTATTACTGCTCCTACGGAGGTTCAAATTTTCTGTATGATGCAGAGCTGTATAACGGGCAATATATCAGGCTGAACCACCCTCTGGATGAATTTCTGGTGCCTATCCTTTCAAAGAAGGATTTTGAAAGCATTGCACAGGAGCTTCTTGACAGCTTCTACCCGTACAAATCGAATTTCCCGTGCCGCATCAACACATTTGTGATCGCAAAGGGCATGGGGCTTGACATAAAGTATGCCCGACTGTCAAAGAACGGCAAGGTCAAGTCCAAGCTGGTCTTGGACAAGCGGGATACGACTGTTTACGATGAGAACTGCAAAGCGATCAAGATGTCTATTGAGAATCCAACTATCCTTGTAGATAAGTCACTGGAAGATGAGGAGGCACAGAACGCTATCATTCACGAGTGTGTTCATGCTTATCTTCACAACCTTTTCTATGAACTTCAGAGCTACTATCGGAAAATGGTCGGCAGGAGGATGCCGGAGTTCAATGACTACTTTTACTCCAAGACACAGCGTTGCTGCCTGAAATGGATGGAAACACAGGCAAATGCGATCCCGCGTTTTGTTCAGATGCCGGAGGAGCAGGCATCCGAGGTCATTCTGACCTTCTTTGAAAACCTCCCCGGTGAGCCTGAATGGGACGATTACAGAGAATTGATCGACCTTGTAAAATGGAAGTTCGGAGTATCCCGCAATGCTGCAAAGAAGCGTATCATTGAACTGGGGTGGCCGGAAGTACGCGGTGTGTATGTCTACAATACGACAGGATATGTCGAGGACTACGATGTAGAGCTGAGATTTCCAGAGGATTACACCTATACACTGTCGCTCCGCCATATCTCCGAAGTGTTCTCGTCATGCGAGACCTTTGCAGAGCTTGTTCGTTCCAAGAAGTTCATATATCTTGATGGACATGTTGTTATCAACAGCGACAAGTATATCCGCAAAGAACATGGCATCGCTCTGGGCTTGACCGAGTATGCGAGACATCATATGGCAGAGTGCTGTCTGGATTTCAAGCGTGTCTATGCGGAATTCGACTACAGCTATACTTATGGCGAGCTGCATAAGGACGATCTGACAGAGATCACAGCCGAGAATCGTTCCTTTAATAACGAACAGCGGAAGAAGATCCACATGGCAATGTATGAGATCTCCGAAGAAAACGATAAGCTCGCTAAACCTTCAGAAGTTAACGAATTCGGCAAGGCGGTGCGATTCCATATGGAAAGATGCGGCGTTACCTCAGATCAGGTCGCTGACCGCAGCGGTATGGGTGTGAACACTGTCAACAAGATGCGCAGCGGCAAGAAAGTGAAACTTGAAACGGTGCTGGCGTTCTGTGCGGCCTTGGAACTTGAGGAGTCGTTCCGTATCGACCTTATGCAGAAAGCGAAGGTCGATTATGATATGAGCAATCCCGCCCACCGGCTCTATATCACGATTTTTGAGCTGATAGAGAAACCAAATGTGTTCCAGATCAATGATCTGCTTAAGTCAGAGGGCTTTACGCCGTGGACGAGAGAATGCGAGGAAAAGAAGCGGTACGCTAAGAAAAGCATGTAATAACGACATTTTCAGGAGGCTTTCGGGCCTCCTTTTTTATGCCCTGAAGTATTTTTCATACAGCCCCCAGAAAAAATGGGGGCGATTTTCGTTTTTGCAACAGTTTAGAAATAGAATGTTCATAGAATATCTATTTAATTTAGATGATATGAACAAGCACAGACTGATACAAGAAGCCAACACAAGCACAGTGCATAAAAAACAGCCCCCATTTTTTATGTATGTAAAAGATGATTCGGATATGTTATGATATAGACACAGTCAAGGACAGGCATCAGCCTCCAAGACTGTAAACAACACTTCAATGCCGGATGCATACGGCAGATGGAAGTTCATACAGAACTATATCTTGTGGCCATAGGCTCGAACTATACCTATAAGCACAGGATATATGGTCAGTAGCTGTATGTTCTCCCTTCGTATGCATCCGGCTATTTTTATGCCGCGGCGCCGATGCACACCAATAAGAAAGGCAGGAATCAACATGAAACTCGTATATATCTGCTCACCCCTCCGTCCGATCTCTCCTGTGGAAGCAGACCGAGCCGATGAGCTGAACAACAACATCCGGCTTGCCTGCGATGCCTGCACACTTGCGGCATACCGCAGCTTCATCCCGGTCGCACCGCATATCTATTTCCCACAGTTTCTCAGTGATGAGATGGCTTCTGAGAGAAAGATGGGGATGGACATGGGACTGGAGCTGCTCAGATGCTGCGCTCAACTTTGGATCATCAGCCCCCGCATCAGCAGCGGAATGTCTGCGGAGATCAAGGAAGCACAGAAGTGCGGGATAAAAGTCCTTGTGTTCACCGCTGCTGGATTTCGCAAGTACACCGGCAATGGTAACATGACCGATAATTGCTACGCTGATACGCTGGACGGCGTGATTGATCAGAAGAAAGAACCCAGAACGCTTCGTGACCTGATTTCGGCGGTTGATACACATAAAGGTACAAAAAAGAACTTGCTTGCATCCTACGATGACGGTGATCTGAAAATGAAAGTATACAGTGACGGAACTGTTACGGCAAGAAAGCATAACCGCAGAACTTCTTTCAAACTTGCCAACTGCACCGATTATCAGTATCATTCTGCTGTTGTGGAGGACGGCGGTGCAACACCTACACACATCAATGCCGAGACATTTCTGGACGAACGATGGGAAATTCGTCTTTTGATGGAGGCAGAAGACCATTTGATGAAGTAAGAACCACTTTATAAACCAATTACAATATCACGTTTGTTAGTCAGGGCGCGCACTGGCGGACAGATGCTCATAACAGAAACAACCAAGACAGCCTGTGGTCTGCATAGACCATATCAGGTGTAATGGGTGTATCCATGTGTACATCTGCTGCCTGCGTGCCCTTTTTACGGGATCGCAGTCTGCGCTGTGAGCATCTGCCGCTTAGTGTGTTCCTTGCAGAAAGGAACGATTATGGAAAACATGAATATTGCTCAGAACGCTACTGCACTCCCTGTCATCACTGCCAATACCACCCTCGGTGAGCTGCTTGACATGCTGAACCTCGGTGAGAAGCCGCCTGTGCCTACTCCGAGAGAGCTGTTCGAGACACTCGGCGCACCGCTTGCTGACATGAACGACTGCGCTCTCTTCAGCAATGGCTTTGTGATCTACCAGAACTGTACCGGGCGCACTGTTGTCTGGCTTCCATGTTGCACGAGTTTCACCTATTACTTCAATAAGCTCCGCGACTCAGAGAAGGATACCCTGACAGAGACTTACGAGCTGCCGGACGGCTTTCTGAAGACACAGCCGTGGGTAATCGCAGTGACACTGATCGGGGATCACCGTATCGAGCGCAACAGCATGAACCGCACTGGCAGCCGCAAGGATACTGTAGATTTGGCAAGCAAGGACAATGGAGACAAGGACGGAGCGATGGAGGAGATCATCGCTGATCCATTCCGCAGAGCATTCAACTGGTATGATGGTCACATGGGCGAGAATCCGCAGGATGCCGTTGAGCGCCGTGAGACCAGAGAAGAAATGCTGGCAGCAATGACGGACAAGCAGAGAGAAGTATTCATTATGTATTACAGAGATGGGATGACACAGGATCAGATTGCAGAGGTTATCGGTATTTCACGCCGCACTCTCAGAGAACATCTTACATGTGCTTTGGAAAGGGTGAAAAAATTTTTTTGAAGTAGACCCGCCATTTAGCCCTCTCCCACGACAATATATGAGAGGGCTTGAAAAAACCTCCAACGAAAGAACGGATGCGGCAGATACTGTGGCCGTTCTCTATTACATTGGTCGCAAGACCAAAACAGAAAGGAAATGCTTATGCCTATTGAAAACAGAGTCCCGAAGAACCGCTACAACGGCAGCGGCACCAACACCGAGAGCCGTAAGGCGCAGCAGACCGCAGGCACGGCTGACCGCAAGCCGGAAACGTTGAAGAAGATCGAGGCAGAGATGGACAAGCGTGCCGCAGATATCGCCCTCACTGTCAGCGATATGTTCAAGTTCATGGCGATGACGGCTGCAATGCTTCCGAACATGGAGATGGATACCGGTCTCTTCCGACTGAAGGTCGATGATGACGACATCTTTTTCGAGATCAACCATCCGTTCCGCAAGCGCAAGCAGCGTGATATCTCCAATGACTGCTGTGCCGAGGATCCGGACAACTATGATGATGATGACGAGGAGGGACTGATTAATGACGGAGACTGAAAAGAAATTCCCTGTGCCGGGACCGGTTCCCGTGGACGCAAAGAAGCTGATCGATGGGCTCGGCACGATCTTCGGCGGCGTGATTCAGCTTCTGACGGCAATGGAGCCGAACATGGCGAAGGAACTGGCTGACATGGCAATCAACGGTGTGCCGAAGGAGGCTGCACCGGAGGAAATCAATCCGGATGATTTCGAGGAGATCATTTCTGCCGATGATCTGCCGTGGGATACTGAGCCGGAGCAGCCCGAAGAGCCGAAACCTGCAGAAAAGCCCAAGCCGAAGAAGGCTGCAAAGAAGGCGGAGCCGCCCACGGAGCTGACTACCGATGACCTGATCCGTGTGGTGACGCAGAAGATCAAGCAAAACCGCGCCAACAAGGAAAAGGTGCTGGCATTGCTGAAATCCTACGGAGCAGCGAAAGTCAGCGATATTCCTGCGGACAAGTACGAGGCGTTCCTCACTGACCTGTCGCAGCTCTGATCGGAGGTGGCACCATGCCGGATGTTCATGCGCTGTTGAGCGCATCCAGTTCCAAGCAGTGGCTGCACTGTCCGCCGTCGGTACGCCTGCAGGAGAACTTTCCGAATGAAAGCTCCGTCTACGCCGAGGAAGGCACATTCGCTCATGAGGTCTGCGAATACAAGGTTCGTAAGTATCTGAAGGAGCGTGTGAAGCGTCCGCAGTCCGAAGAGTACGATACCGAGGAAATTGAGCAGATCACCGATGTCTACGCCGAGTTTGTCATTTCCATCATTGAGCATATGAAGGAGAACGGCTGTGAACCGCTTGCCTTTGTGGAGGAGCGTGTGGATTACAGTCACATCGCACCTTCCGGCTTCGGCACAGCGGATATGCTCATCATTGGCAAGGACGAAAACGGGAAAGGTCTGATTCATGTATGTGATTTTAAGACGGGTGCCGGAGTCTTTGTTAACGCTGACCACAACAGTCAGATGATGCTCTACGCACTCGGAGGTTTAGCCGCCTATGGCTTTTTGTATGATGTCGAGATCGTGCGTATGAGCATTATCCAGCCCCGTCTTGATAATATCAGCACCTTCGAGTGCAGCAGACAGGAACTTGAGGACTGGGGCGAGAGCATCAAGCCCATTGCCAAACTTGCCTACGAGGGCAAGGGCGAACAGCATCCCGGCGACTGGTGCCGCTTCTGCCGTGCAAAGCCGGTCTGCAAAGCCTGTGCCGATGAAGCACTGGCGCTCTGCCGCAAGGATTTCCTCGACCTTGATGCCGGGGCTTTTGATGACACCGCAGAGGAAAGCGATATGACAGCCCCCTATGAAGCGGATACAAATACAGCCGTATTCAAGCAGCCAGGTCTGATTCCTATCAGTGAGCTTGCAGAGATTCTTCCGACGCTGAACAGGATTTCCTCTTGGATCGAGGCGGTATTCGCATTCGTCTCGTCCGAGGCGATCAATCATGGCGTGCCCATTCCTGGCTATAAGGTGGTCGAGGGACGCAGTAAGCGTGTTTTCACGGACACCAAGGCAGTGGTCGATGTCGCTGTGCAGAACGGCTACACCGACCTTTACAAGCAGACGCTCATCACGCTGACGGAATTTGAGAAGATGATGGGCAAGAAGAAGTTCAATGAGCTGCTCGGAGCGTATGTGGCGAAACCGCCCGGAAAGCTGGCGCTCGTGCCAGAGAGCGATCCGAGAGAGCCTGTCGATCTCACAGCAACACCTGATCAGGAGTTTTCAGCCCTGCCTGATGAGGAATAACACTGGGCTGCATTTTGGAGGTAAAACTATGGCAACCAATAACAACGCACCCGCAACGAAGGTCATCGTCCCGTGCCGCATCTCCTTCGCAAACATCTGGGAGGCAAGATCAATCAACGGCGGTGACGAGAAGTATTCCGTGTCCCTGCTGATTTCCAAGGACGACAAGGCAACGCTTACCAAGATCAAGAAGGCGATCGAGGCGGCGAAGGAGGCCGCAAAGGAGAAGAAGTGGGGCGGCAAGATCCCGCCGAATCTGAAGCTGCCGATGCATGACGGCGATATCGACCGCCCCGATGACGAGAACTACGCAGGGCATTTCTTCTTCAACGCAACATCTAAGGACGCACCGCAGATCGTTGACCGTCATGTGCAGCCGATCCTGGATCCTATGGAGTGCGGCAGCGGCGATTACTGCAACGTGTCTGTCAACTTCTACGGCTTCGCGGCATCCGGCAACAAGGGTATCGCAGCAGGGCTGCAGAACATCCAGCTTGTCCGTCACGGCGAGCGTCTTGCCGGCAGACCGACCGCCGCATCCGACTTCGTTGAGGTCGAGGGTGATGATGCAGATGATCTCGCAGACGATGATCTGGATTTCCTGAACTGACAGATAAGGGAGGACGGGGTGCCTCCCTTTTACATACACAAACAGGTGGTGATTTTATTGAGCAGACGTGTACTTTCTATCGACCTTGAGACCTACAGCGATGTTGACCTCCCGAACTGCGGCGTGTACCGCTATGTTGAGGGCGACTTCCATATTCTGCTGTTCGCCTACGCCTTTGATGATGAGGAGACAAGATGCGTGGATATGGCTTGCGGGGAGCAGCTCCCGCAAGAGGTCGTGGATGCCATACACAATGAAAATATCATCAAATCTGCGTGGAATGCACAGTTCGAGCGTATCTGTCTTTCAAAGTATTTCGGTACACAGCTTTCTCCCGATTCATGGCAATGCACGATGGTGTGGGCGGCATCGCTCTCCCTTCCGCTGAAGCTGGCAACGGCAGCACAGGCTCTGAAAACTGCACAGCAGAAGGATGCTGTCGGTGAACGGCTGATCCGATACTTCTCCATTCCCTGCAAGCCGACGAAAGCCAATGGAGGCAGAACACGCAATCTGCCGGAACACGCTCCCGATGACTGGAAGCTGTTCAAAAGCTACTGCATTCAGGACGTGGAAACCGAGCGGGATATCCGCCGGAGACTTGAAAAGTTTCCGCTGATGCCGCAGGAATGGGACTACTACCACATGGATCAGCGGATCAATGACCGCGGGATCCTGATCGACAGAGAGCTTGTACAGCAGGCAATCATCTGCAATATGTCTCTCTCTGAGGAAATGACAAAAAGAGCGTATGCGCTGACCGGTTTGGAGAATCCGAATTCTGTATCTCAGCTGAAAGGCTGGCTGGAAGAGCGCGGCATCGAGGTGGATTCCCTCGGCAAAAAGAATGTCGCTTCTCTTATCACAGACCTTGACAAGCACAGCGCAGACGGCGAAGCCCTCGACATGATGAAGCTGCGGTTGCAGATGGCAAAATCCTCAGTGAAAAAATATCAGGCGGCAGAGAGATACATCTGCGAGGACGGCAGAGCGCACGGACTGTTTCAGTTTTCCGGTGCAAACCGCACCCAGCGCTGGGCAGGACGAGGCATACAGTTGCAGAATCTCCCGCAGAACCACATCTCTACACTTGATGAGGCAAGAGAACTGGTCAAAATGGGCTGCTTTGACATGATTGAAGCACTGTACGGCAATACGCCGGATATTCTGTCACAGCTTATCCGAACGATGCTCATTCCGAAGGACGGCTGCGAATTCATCGTTGCTGACTTTTCAGCTATTGAGGCTCGTGTGCTTGCGTGGCTTGCCGGAGAACAGTGGAGACTTGATGCTTTCAAAGCCGGACAGGACATTTACTGTGCCTCGGCATCACAGATGTTTGGCGTGCCTGTCGTGAAACACGGCATTAACGGCGAATTGCGGCAGAAGGGCAAAGTTGCAGAGCTTGCCTGCGGCTACGGCGGCGGTTCCGGCGCTCTCATTTCTATGGGCGCGCTGGATATGGGACTCAAAGAGGACGAGCTTCCCGATATTATCTCCTCTTGGCGTGATGCAAATCCTGAGATTGTGAAATTCTGGTATGCTGTCGAGAAGGCTGCCATTGAGACCGTCAAGGATCATAATGACAGATCGGTCGGCCGGATCGGATTTCAGTTTTCAGCAAATACACTGTGGATTGTGCTTCCGTCAGGACGCAGGCTTGCATATATCAAACCGAGGTTACAGCCGAACCGCTTCGGGCGTATGGCACTGACCTTTGAGGGGCTTGGTGCAAACAACAAGTGGGTGCGAGGCGAGACCTACAGCGGAAAGCTGACCGAGAACATCACACAGGCAACTGCCCGTGATCTCCTTGCAGAAGCAATGCGCCGCATGGAGCGTGCAGGACTGGATATTGTCGGTCATGTGCATGATGAGGTCATTCTCGAAGTGCCGAAGGATCAATATACCGTTGATGAAATATGTGATTTAATGGCGCAGAGTCCGAAATGGACTGATGGGCTGCCTTTGGTCGCAGACGGTTACAAAGGGAATTATTATTTCAAGTCATGAGTTTATAAGGAGGATTTTTTATGAAACAGGGACGAGCATTATCGGAAGTGCTGACAGAGCTTCAGCGACAGAATGCCGCCAAGCAGGACTACATCGGTGCAGCGGAGGCTTTCCGCCTGGATGATGACGGCAGCACCTTCAATATTGGCACCGATCACAGCTTCGGCACAACGCAGCTTTTTCACCGTCAGGTGGCATCGGCACTCGGCATCCCCGCGAGATATTATGACATGATGCAGAAACAGAAGCCGGAGCTTTTGGCAGATAACGTGAACGCATGGTTTTCTGATAAAGGAAACAGCTACATGGTCAGAACACTTGATTACGGCAGCGGACAAGTCGCCCGTGCTCTGCTTTCCGACCGCTATCGCCGCATCGACAATCTGGAAATTGCATCGGCGGTGCTGCCGCTGTTCGCAGGACAGGATGGCATGGAGGTCATGAGCTGCGAAGTCACGGAGAACAAGCTGTATCTGAAGATCGTCAATCACCGCCTTGAAATGGCGTGTGTCGGTGACAGAGTTCAGGCGGGTGTTATCATTTCCAATTCCGAAGTCGGACTCGGCGCAGTTTCCGTGCAGCCGCTTGTTTATACGCTTGCCTGCACCAATGGTATGGTGGTCAACAGTATGGGCGAGCGCCGTACTCATGTTGGCAGAGCTGCAAAGGCACTGGAGGACAGTTTCAATATCTACACCGATGAAACCCTCGAAGCCGAAGATAAGGCATTCATGCTGAAGCTCCGTGATACCACAATGGCAGCAATTGAAGAGGCTCGTTTCGCACAGATCATCGATGTGTTGGAGCAGAGCCACGGCGCAAAGATCACAGGACGTGTGCAGGATGTCATCGAACTGACCGGCAAGGCGTATGACCTGAATCAGCCGGAACAGGACAGCATTCTGAACTATCTCATCAAGGGCGGCGATCTTTCCCTCTATGGTCTGAGCAATGCCATCACACGCGCTTCGCAGGATGTAGATTCCTACGACAGAGCCACTGCGTTAGAGGGCATCGGCTGGCAGGTGGCGACCATGCCTGCAAATCAGTGGAAGGAGATTAACGCATGAGCAGAACTTGGAAAGACAGAAAAGGATATAAAACACGCAGAAAACGACACGGATATCCTGTGCCGGAAATCTGCAATTACACACGCGGCAGCTATGAAGATTATGACCACAGCGATGAGGAACTGTATGTCGATGACCAGTGCTGCGAGAACTGCCGCTTTTGCGGATGTTGCCGTCATACACCGTTCCCGTCGGGCTGGTGCGAATACTGGAAGGACGGTAGGCATTGAGAGAATATGTTGTCGAGAACGAGTTTGTCAAAGCAGTCAAGGCAGCCGGCGGCGTGGCGTATAAGCTGACATCGCAGACAGCCAACGGACTGCCGGACAGACTCGTTCTGTTTCCGGTTGCAAAGACGATCTTCGTGGAGCTGAAAGCACCGGGGAAAATGATGCGACCGCTGCAGCGGAAAAGACGGTATCAGCTTATGAAACTCGGCTTTCCTGTTCTGTGTATTGACAGGTTGCCGCAGATCAGACCTTTTATCACGGCAGCATTATCATGGACTCCGGGTGAGCAGTTTCCGGAAGGCATCGGTGCGAAGATACCCGATCTGGAAATGTCAACGCTGCCGACGAATATGGATGATCTCGGAGAAACGCTTGAACCCATCGATCCGGATAATCTGATGGAGTTTTATGAATTGGACGATACAGATGGAGGTGATGCCCAGTGAAGTTCGTGCCACATGATTACCAGAGTTATTGTATCGAATATATCAAGACACACATTATCTCTGCGTTATTCCTTGACATGGGCTTGGGTTGAGGTAAAACAGCAGTCACACTGACGGCACTCCGTGACCTCATGTTCGATGAACTGAAAGTGTCAAAAGTACTCGTCATTGCCCCTCTCCGTGTCGCCCGTGACACATGGCCGTCTGAGGTGAAGAAGTGGGATCACCTGACCGAACTTGAAATCTCCGTCATTGTCGGCTCTGCGAAGGAACGCACTGCGGCGGTGAATCACAACGCCTTCATATACATTGTCAATCGTGAGAATGTAAAATGGCTTGTGGAGTATTACGAGAAGAACGGTTTGAGATGGGATTTTGACATGATCGTCATTGACGAGCTGTCGAGTTTCAAAAATTATCAGTCGCAGCGTTTCAAATGGCTGCGGAAAGTGCGCCCATTCGTAAAACGATGGGTAGGGCTGACGGGTACACCGACCTCCAACGGTCTCATGGACTTATGGGCGGAGATCGGTATCCTTGACGGCGGTGAGAGACTCGGACGGTTTATCGGCAGATTCCGTGAAAGCTACTTTAAGCCCGGCAGCATGAATCCGAGTACGGGTGTGGTTTTCTCATATACACCCCGTCCCGGCGCAGAGGAACAGATCTATAACAAGATTTCGGATATCACCATTTCCATGAAAGCACTGGACTATCTGGATATGTCGGACTGCGTGTATGTCAATCATGAAGTCGAGATGAATGCTGCCGAGCGAAAGCTGTATGACCAGTTAAAGCATGACCTCATTATCCCATTGGAGGACGGCGACATTGATGCCGCCAATGCTGCATCGCTCTCTAATAAGCTGCTTCAGATGGCAAACGGCGGAGTCTATGACGAAAACAAGGAAGCCCGTGTTATTCATCAGCGGAAGCTCGAAATGCTCGAAGATCTGGTAGAGTCAGCAAACGGACAGCCTGTGCTGATTGGATACTGGTTCAAGCATGACCGTAGCCGCATTGTGGAGTATCTGAATGCCTGTGGCTACAATCCCCGCGACATCAAGGACAGCGCTGACATCACAGACTGGAATGCCGGAAACATCCCAGTCGCACTCATACATCCTGCATCCGCAGGACACGGACTCAATATCCAGTCCGGCGGTCACATCATGATCTGGTTCGGACTCACATGGAGTCTGGAGCTTTATCAGCAAACCAACGCAAGACTCTGGCGGCAGGGACAGAAAAACACTGTCACCATTCATCATATTGTGACGAAAGACACTGTCGATGAGGATGTGCTGGACGCCCTTGCTCACAAGGATGTGACGCAGGAAAAGTTGATTGCTGCTGTCAAGGCAAGATTATAGGATCATACTCTCTGTATGATCCACCACTATTTGATGACAGAAAGACGGCAAAGCGGCGACAAGTCGGTTACGCCGCATACCACGGAGGTGAATTTCTATGGCTCGTAAAAATAATCGTATGAAAACTGAATACCACAGAGGGCTCGGCTTTGATCCGAGAAAGTATATCTCTGCGCCGATGCAGCGTACCTCTTATGTTCTCCCAGACCGCACACCGCAGCGTGGGGACATCTGGTTTGCCAACCTCGGCACGCACCCCAATTCCAGTGTGCAGTCCGGTACTCGTCCTGTTGTTATCATTTCCAATGACATCGGCAACAGCCATGCCGACACTGTCAATGTGATCCCGATGACTAGACACCTGAAAAAGCCGGAGCTACCCTGTCATACACAGCTTGATCCGCACAGTGTCATCGGCGGCAGTCAGCTTCTTGCACCGTCTATGGTGCTGGCAGAGCAGCTCACCACCATCAGCAAGTATGCACTGAGAACTTACGCAGGGCATATTTCCGATGATGAGGCAATGAACCGCATCGAGACTGCTGTTCTGTCTCAGTTTGCTTTGGAAAGGAGTGTGCCTGAATGCCTGTAAATTTTGTCAATATCCCGGATGTTCTGAAACAGACTGCTTCTTTCTGTGTCTGGAAGATGGAGAAGCGTAGCGGTCGCCCGACCAAAGTGCCGTATAACCCCCGCACCGGTGCAATGGCGAAAACCAACGATCCGAGTACCTTTGCAGACTTCAATACTGCGATGAAATCCTATGCCATCGGCGGCTGGGATGGTATCGGCTATCGTGTCAGCGAGGGCATCGGTGCAATCGACATCGACCACTGTATCCGTGAGGACGGCAGTCTCAATGATGTCGCTGCATCCATCCTCGGCATCTTCCCCGATGCTTACTTTGAGAAATCTCCCTCCGGCACCGGACTGCGCGGATTCTTCCGACTCTCACCGGATTTCGCCTACGATAAGACCGTGTATTACATCAACAACCGCAAACACGGTCTGGAGGTCTACCTTCCCGGCGTGACGAACCGTTTTGTGACGGTCACGGGAGATATGTTCCGAAACGGTGCAGTCACCCGAAATGACGATGCCCTGCGCACACTGCTTGACACCTTCATGAAACGCAGCACCCGTGTATCTTCCAAGACTGTCGAGCCTGTGTCCTATCTTGATGATGACGGTGTAATCGCTCACGCGTCTGCATCGGAATCCGGTGACAAGTTCAAAGCATTATACGAAGGCCGATGGGAAGAAGGCTATGATTCACAGTCTGACGCAGATATGGCTTTAGTCTCCATTCTTGCATTCTGGTGCGGCAATGTCGAGGAACAGATCGACCGTATCTTCCGCACATCGGGACTGATGCGTGACAAGTGGGATCGTATGACCGGTGACAGCACTTACGGTCAGATCACGATTCGCAATGCAGTGTCCACCAACGGCGAAATCTACACGCCCATCATGAACGGTTCTGCAGAGGATGATTTTGAATCTATTGACGACGAGGAAGAAGCAGAGGTGCTGACCTTTGAGCCTGATCTCACCCACATCACGCTCACCATCGAGGAAATGCGGCCGCACACAAAGCCCCGCTATCAGCGTGATGAGATCGGCATCGGCTATGCTTTTGCCGATTACTTCAAACCCATCGCTCGTTTTGACCGTGAACGAGGTATCTGGTATGTCTATGACGGGAAGGTCTGGCAGCCGGACGAGAATGCGCTCGCCGTGGCGGAACTTGCGAAGATTCTCGCTGACCGTCTGTACACATTTGCACTTCAGATCACCGATGAGGATACCCGAAATAGATATATCAAGCGCGTGCAGAAACTCCAGATGCGCAAAAATCGCCGCACGATGATCGAGGATGCAAAGTCGGTCTATCCGGTATCCCACACTGTTTTTGACCGAAATACCGATCTGTTCAACTGTCAGAACGGTACGCTGAACCTCACCACAGGTGAATTCCGCCCGCACGATCCGGCGGATTTTCTGACCATGATGTCAGGCATCACCTATGATCCGGATGCATCCTGTCCGAGATGGGAGCAGTTCATCTCTGAGGTTATGTGCAATGATAAAGACCTCGCAATATACTTGCAGAAGGCTCTCGGCTATGCTCTCACAGGTGACACTTCACTGGAATGCCTGTTCATTCTCTACGGTGCTACCTCCCGTAACGGCAAGGGTACCACAATGGAGACATTTTTGAAGATCATGGGCGACTACGGAAAAACCTCCAACCCTGAGATGCTGTCTACGAAATTCGGCAATACCAATGCATCCGGACCGTCTGAGGAGATCGCCCGTCTTGCAGGTGTGCGTTTCGTCAATATCTCCGAGCCGGAGAAGAAGATCACCTTCAATGCGGCTCTGGTAAAGAGAATGACAGGTAATGATACGCTGAATGCGCGTTTCCTGCATGAGAATTCTTTTGATTTCCGCCCGAACTTCAAGATTTTCATCAATACCAACTACAAGCCGTCTGTATCAGATATGACACTTTTTTACTCCTGCCGTCTGAAGCTCATCCCGTTCAAGCGGCATTTTGAGGAACATGAGCAGGATAAAGGTCTCAAGGGATTCTTCAGTCTCCCTGAGTCACAGTCTGCCATCTTCAACTGGTGCTATGCAGGGTACAAGCTGTTCCGCAAGCAGGGACTTGATGATCCGGCGGCAGTTACGGAGGCAACCAAGGAGTATCAGGATGAGTCTGACCGCATCGGGCAGTTTGTGGATGCGTGGCTCGAAGAAGGTGAAGCATTCGAGGAGCGTACCTCTGCGGTGTATAACATCTATGGGCAGTGGTGTGAGAAATATGGCTATCGTAAGGAGAACAGCACCAATTTCAAGAATGCAATCCAGCGCTTCTTCCCTATCGTGCGAAAACGCCCAAGTGACGGCAGCGGAGGACCTACAACCATGCTTGTCGGCTGCCGTTTTCTGAAACAGGAAAAGGGCGAGGTGGATAAGCCGGAGGAGTTTGCCGCTTTGGAGTGATCCAATCATTTCAATTAATGCAGCCTGTCAATCAATAAAGTTGCGATTTCCCCTATTTTACGCACTTTTTGACTGTTGTAGCAGTCTGTAGCAAGTTTTTTTGTCTTTATTATATATACATCTCTTTATATATATTACTATATTTACTTGCTACATCTTGCTACAGAGATAAATAAATAATAGAAAAAGTAAGAAGAATAGGGATTTTCAAGAGATTTATGAACTATCGCCTACCAACTTGCCAGGGATTGTAAGATACAAACTGTGGACGGAAGCGCCACGGTGTGTACCGTACAGGCTTGGCAGGGTGTGAGGCGTGAAACAAGATCAATCATTATCAGGAGGACTAAAACTATGAGAATCATTACAAGCGAACAGGTATCCGCAGGACACCCTGACAAGATCTGTGACCAGATTGCAGATGCCATTGTAACCGACTGCCTTCAGCATGACCGCAGCAGCCGTGTCGCCATCGAGTGCCTTTTCAAGAATCGCTGCCTTGTGATCGCCGGTGAGCTGACAAGCACACATGAGCCGGATTATGAGAAGCTCGTGCAGAATGTGTTTGACCGCATCAACAACGGCGGTGCGGAGAATGCCGATGCAGGTCTTGACTATAAGCTGGATTTCACAGCCGATGATCTGGACATTGCGATTCTGGTCGATCACCAGAGCGGTGACATTGCACTCGGCGTGAATACCGGCGGTGCAGGAGATCAGGGCATGATGTACGGATACGCGACCAACGAAACGCCTGAAATGCTCCCGATTCCCTTTGTGCTTGCAACCAGATTTCTGGAACTGCTGAAAGCCTACCCCTGCCGTATGCTGAAAGCCGATGCAAAGGCGCAGGTCAGCTTCGACTATGACAGCGGCAGGATCACGACCTTCCTCTGTTCGGTGCAGCATACACATGATGTGAAAGCGGAAGATTTCAAGCCCATCATTGAAAAGCTGATGGTGAGAACAGCAACCGAATACGGACTGAACACTGACTTTGAAAAGCTGGTCAATCCGACCGGCAGATTTGTCCACGGCAGTTCTTTCGCAGACTGCGGCGTTACCGGACGCAAGCTCGCCTGTGACACCTATGGCGGTATCGGGCATATCGGCGGCGGTGCGATGTCCGGCAAAGATCCGTCTAAGGTTGACCGCAGCGGTGCGTATGCGGCCCGCAAGATTGCAAGGGATATTGTCAGTGCCGGATATGCGGACAAGGCAGAGGTGCAGATCGCATACGCAATCGGTGTCGCGGAGCCTGTGTCGGTCTATGTGGAAACCTTCGGCACGGAGCATCAGGACAAGGAGTTCATTAGCCAGTATGTCCGTGAGAATTACGACATTACGCCGAGAGGTACTATTGACGGTCTGGGACTTCTCGATGTGGACTATAACGCCGTTTCCGCATATGGACACTTCGGAAAATCGTGGCTTCCGTGGGAGCAGTAAGAGCCTCTAAAAAATTTTTGAGATATTTTTGAAATCGACCCGCCATTTTGGCCTCTCCCACGACAATATATGAGGGGCGTTGTTCAACACCGATTGCAAACGCACTACGGAGCTGACCGCCCCTATCACTATGAAACACCACTGTGGAAAGGAGGCAGAGACAATGCCAAGCAGACCAAAGACACCATGCCGACATCCCGGCTGTGCAGCGCTCGTTCCCTACGGTACCAAGTACTGTGACAAGCACCGTTCCCTCCACCCGGAGGACACTCGCTCCGCAGGCAGCCGAGGCTATGGTACAGCATGGAACAAAGCCCGCAAGCGTTACCTTGAGACGCATCCGCTGTGTGTGGAGTGCATGAAGCAAGGGCGTTATGTCAAGGCGACCGATGTCGATCACATCAAACCGCACCGAGGTGACAGCGTACTGTTCTGGGATCAGAGCAACTGGCAGAGCCTCTGTCACCGACACCACAGTATCAAAACCCGAAACGAGGATCACACCCCTGAGTACAAGTATTGAATGCAGCTCACTGACTTACTCTGCGATTCAGACTTGCTTGGGGGTGTACCTATGGGGCGGGGCATGGGGCTGGGGCAGCCCTCCGGGGGCGGGTGAAAATCTCTAAAATGAAAGCAACACAAGACCGTCGGCCCCTCTCGTGTGAAAAAACGCGAATTTGCAGGGCCCCCGGTCAGTCGGGACCCTGACAGAATTTGAAATATGGAATGCACAGAAAAACGAAAGTACTGATTTATCGTACTTTTCCAAATGCTGCCGTCGGTTTTGTCGGCAGCGGTGTACATACGGCGTTTCGTCACAAACCGCATCGTAAAACGGCGATTTTTCACGCAAAAAGATGTAAAAACAGCTCGTTTTTATCATTTTACCGAATTTTGAGATTGCGGTCTTGGCGAAGCCCGTGTGGATACCAAAAACCGCATAACTTCGGAGGATTTGAGGTGTGAGCAGATGACAGATGCACAGAAAGAACAAGTGCGGGCAATGCGGATGCAGGGCATCGGATACCGGCTGATCGCAAAGTCACTGGGTTTGAAGATCAATCAGGTGCAGTTATTCTGCAAGGCACATGGGCTTGCCGGAAATGGAGAACTCGCACGGCTCAACTATCCGATCTGGTGTCAGCAGAACAACAGCTGTCCGGTGTGCGGTGCAAAAGTCACGCAGCCGGAAACCGGCAGACGGAAGCGCTTCTGCTCCGGACGCTGCCGAACAAGATATTACCGTATGAAAAAAGACCTGGAGGAATGAAAATGCTTGTAACTGTTTTATGCCTTACTTACATGATGGTCATCATCCTGATCCATGCGATATGGATCACCTCGATCATCAAGCACGATGGCAAGTGCCACTACCACGACTGCAATCGCTGTCCGTATGACGGGTGGTGTCCGATGCAGGAGGAGAAACAGCATGACGCTGACAGAGAACTTCATTCGTAATGCGATACAGCTTGACAGCGGTGCCGAGGTCATGTATGGCAGCGATCAGGTGTACGACACTTATCCTTGCCGCTTTCCGACTGTAGAGTTTCAGCTTGCAGCAACGGACGCTCTTGTGGAGGTCGCTGATAGAATCCGAATGGAGAAAGGATATCTCCCGATGCATCCGAGGGATGGCAGAACGGACGACGTTGACAATGACGGCTGGTATGACTTTTATGTGGGAATATCAAAACTTCCCGGCGACCATCAGGAATGCAAACTTGACAGCAGTATCAGCTTTGTGGTTGTTAATTCGGATTCCGATGACAACGAGGATATGTACAGCATTGACCTGAATGAAACAGAACAGGCGTATGTGTATGAAATACTGAACCGGCAATGCCGGAGATATCACGGGAAGGACTGTGCCGCGCTTCTGGCAGAGTCTGAAAAGGAGCTGATGGAGTGAGGATAATCAAACGCAACGGTGCTGAGGTGCCGTATGACTGCGAAAAGATACGAGCCGCAATATCAGCGGCAAATGATGAAGTGCCGGAGAAGATATCAGATACAGTGATCGGATTCATTGTCGGGAATGTAGAAAAACGCTGTCATGCCCTTGCAAGACCTGTCCATGTCGAAGAAGTCCAGGACATGGTTCTTGATGAACTGGACAAGGCCGAGGCTTACAAACTTGCACGGCACTACAGCGAATACAGACTGCTGCACGAACAGCAGCGCAGGATGAATACTACCGACGGCAAGATCCTGAGCCTGCTCGAACGCAACAACGAGGAGGCAAAACAGGAGAACGCCAACAAGAACCCGATCATCAACAGCACGCTCCGTGACTACATGGCGGGCGAAGTCAGCAGAGACATCTGCCGCCGCTTCCTGTTCCCGGCGGATGTGATCGCTGCCCATGATGAGGGTATCATCCATGTACACGATCTGGACTACATCGCAGAACCGATGCATAACTGCTGTCTGGTCAATCTGGCGGATATGTTTCAGAACGGCACGGTGGTATCCGGCACAATGATCGAGAAGCCGCACAGCTTTTCCACTGCCTGCAACATCGCAACGCAGATCATCGCACAGGTCGCATCGAACCAGTACGGTGGACAGACGATCAGTCTTGCCCACCTTGCGCCTTTCGTGGATGTCAGCAGGCAGAAGATTCGAGCCGAGGTGTTCGAGGATGTGAACTGCGATTGCGGCGCAAAGCTTTCCAAAGCGGAACTCGACCACATTGTCGAAAAGCGTGTACGCCGGGAAGTCAAACGCGGCGTGCAGACCATTCAGTACCAGATCAATACGCTGCTCACCACCAACGGACAGACGCCGTTCGTGACGGTGTTCATGTATCTGGACGAGGCACCGGAGGGACAGACCAGAGATGACCTTGCACTCATCATCGAAGAAACGCTGCTTCAGCGTATCGAAGGTGTGAAAAATGAGAAGGGGGTCTGGATCACGCCGGCATTCCCAAAGCTGATCTATATTCTTGATGAAGACAATATCCAGCCAGGTTCCAAGTACTACTATCTCACTGAGCTTGCCGCCAAGTGTACGGCAAAGCGCATGGTTCCCGACTATATCTCTGCCAAGGTGATGCGAAAGCTCAAAGGCGATGTGTATGCCTGTATGGGCTGCCGCTCCTTCCTGACACCGAGCGAGGAGCATAAATACTATGGCAGATTCAATCAGGGTGTTGTGACGATCAATCTGGTGGATGTTGCTTGCAGCGCAGACGGTGACGAGAATAAGTTCTGGCAGCTTCTGGATGAACGCTGCGAACTTTGTCACAAGGCACTGATGTGCAGGCATGACCGCCTGAAAGGTACTCCTTCCGATGTTGCACCCATCCTCTGGCAGAACGGCGCGCTGGCAAGGCTGAAGGACGGCGAGGTAATTGACGATTTGCTGTACAACAATTACAGCACCATCTCCCTCGGCTATGCAGGCATCGCAGAGATGACCTATCGAATGACAGGCTGTTCGCATACAGAGCCGGACGGAAAAACATTTGCACTGAAGGTCATACGATTCCTGAACGACAAGTGCAGCAAATGGAGAACCGAGACAAACATCAGCTTCTCATTGTACGGAACGCCGATGGAGAGCGTCACCTATAAATTCGCTCAGTGTCTGCAAAGGCGGCACGGCATCATACCCCATGTAACGGACAAAAGCTATATCACAAACAGCTATCACGTTCATGTCACCGAGCCGATCGATGCGTTTTCAAAGCTGACATTTGAAGCGGAGTTTCAGGCGCTTTCTCCCGGCGGAGCGATTTCCTATGTGGAAGTACCGAATCTGCAGAACAACATCCCTGCGGTGCTTGCGCTGATGCGGCATATATATGAAACAATCCTGTATGCAGAGCTGAACACCAAATCTGATTACTGTCAGTCCTGCGGCTATGACGGTGAAATACAGATCACCGAGGAGGACGGCAAGCTGATCTGGGAATGTCCGAACTGCGGCAACCGCGATCAGCGGACATTGAATGTATGCCGGCGCACCTGTGGTTATCTCGGAACGCAGTTCTGGAATCAGGGACGCACCGCTGAGATCAAGGATCGGGTGATGCACCTGTGAATTACTGTGGTCTGAATAAAAACGATATTGCCAACGGTTACGGTGTGCGTGTGTCGCTGTTCGTATCCGGATGCCGGAATCACTGCAAAGGCTGTCATAATCCAGAGGCATGGGATTTCAGTTACGGGAAACCCTTCACCAAGGAAACTGAAGATGAGATCATCGAAGCCCTGCGTCCCTCGTGGATTCAGGGGCTTTCTGTTCTCGGCGGGGAGCCCTGCGAGGAGGAAAACGAGCGTGAGCTGTTGCCGCTTCTCAAAAAGATCTGGTGGGAGATGCCGGAGAAAGATATCTGGTTGTACAGCGGATACACTTACGAGCAGTTGCAGGGCAGATCGATACTTCGGTATGTGGATGTTCTGGTTGACGGGCCGTTCCTGATCGACCAGAAGGAAATCTCCCTTGCATTCCGAGGCAGTCGGAATCAACAGATTCTTCGATTGAGAAATGGGGTGCGTGTATGAGAGCCAGACTGAAACCGCCGGGAGATGCTGTCCGCTGCGATGCCTGCGGCTGTGCCTTTGTGCCGGAGCCGAAAACGCAGCGTGAGGGCGAGATCGAATACAGCTTCTTCAACTGTGACTACTGCGGCAAAGCGTATATCGTGTCTGTGACCGATGCCGCACTCCGCCGGAGTATCCGCAAGTACCGGACGCTTGCCGAAAAGCTGAAGGGCAAGCCGCTGAGTGAAGAAACGCTCCGTGAAGTCACGGCGCTGAAGGATGCGAACACAAAAAGAGCCGCAGAGCTGCGGCAGATGTATATACGGGAGGGATGAGATGAAAACAGCAGAACTTCGCATGATCCCTGTCTCGGAGCTGAAGCCTGCGGAATATAATCCGCGCAAAAAGCTGAAGCCCGGCGACAAGGAATACGAGAAGATCAAAAACAGCATCGAGGAATTCGGCTTTGCCGATCCGCTTGTTGTCAACGCCGACATGACGATCATCGGCGGCCATCAGAGGCTGACCGTAGCGATGGCACTCGGCTACACCGAGGTACCGTGTGCGGTGGTGGACATCGACAAGGTCAGAGAAAAGGCGCTGAACATTGCGCTCAACAAGATCACGGGCGCATGGGACGAGAACCTTCTCGCTGAACTTCTGGAGGATATTCAGAGCAGCGATTTTGATCTCGGCAAGACCGGCTTTGATCCGCCTGAGATCGAGCAGCTTTTCAATCAGGTACACGATAAGCAGGTCAAAGAGGACAGCTTCGATGTGGAGGAGGAACTGAAAAAACCGACCTTCTCTCAGCCGGGAGATATCTGGATCCTCGGCAGGCATCGTGTGATCTGCGGCGACAGCACAGTTGCAGAGACATACACAAAGCTGATGGACGGACAGAAAGCAAACCTCGTCCTGACGGATCCGCCTTACAATGTGGACGTTGAGAAGACCGCCGGCAAGATCATGAACGACAACATGAGCGACAGCGATTTCTATAACTTTCTGCTCTCTGCCTATAAGTGTATGTATGACAGCCTTGCCGATGACGGCAGCATCTATGTGTGGCACGCTGATACGGAAGGGCTGAACTTCCGAAAGGCATTCAAGGATGCAGGATTCCAGCTTTCCGGCTGCTGTATCTGGAAGAAGAATTCGCTGGTGCTCGGGCGCAGTCCTTACCAGTGGATCCATGAGCCGTGCCTGTTCGGCTGGAAGCAGAAGGGCAAGCATCAGTGGTACGCCGACCGCAAGCAGACGACTGTCTGGGAATATGACAAGCCGAAAAGCAGCCCCGACCATCCGACCACAAAGCCGATCCCGCTGATGGCGTATCCGATCAAGAACAGCACCATGACCAACGGCATCGTGCTCGACCCGTTCCTCGGCTCCGGCTCAACGCTGATTGCCTGCTGTGAGACAGACCGTGTCTGCCGCGGCATCGAGCTTGATCCGAAGTTCGTGGATGTCATCGTGAAGCGTTATCTTGCTTGGTGTCAGGACAAGCAGACCGCCGAGGTCGCCTATGTTCTCCGTGACGGACAGAAGCTGTCATACGAGGAAGCGGTCGCAGCAATGCCGCAGGATGGTGATGCTGTTGAGTGAAGTAAAATGCGTTCTCATCCACGACAATTTCCAGAATTACAAGGGCTATAGCATTCCGAGGGCGCAGTTGGTCATTGCGGATATTCCGTACAACATTGGCAGCGACTTTTATGCAAGCCGTCCCGACTGGTATGTGGGCGGTGACAATCAGAACGGCGAAAGCAGCAAAGCGCACAAGGCGGCATTCCACACCGACTACTCGTTCAATATCGCAGAGTATTTCGCATTCTGCAACCGACTGCTCAAAAAGGAGCCGTCCAAGGGCGAAAAGGACGCTCCCTGCATGATCGTGTTCTGTGCCTTTCAGCAGATACCGGAGGTCATCCGGCAGGCGGAGAAATACGGCTTCAAGCACTATCAGTTTTTGTGCTTTATGAAGAATTACAGTCCGCAGGTGCTGAAAGCAAATATGAGGATTGTGGGTGCAACAGAATATGCACTAGTACTGTATCGCGGCAAGCTGCCGAAGTTCCGCAATACCGATGCGGACGGCAAGCGGCACATGATCTTCGACCACTTCGACTGGGTGCGGGACGGCAAGGAAATCCCGAAGATACATCCGAGTCAGAAGCCTGTGAATCTGCTGAAACGCCTGATCGGAATATTTACCGATGAGGGCGATGTGGTCATCGACCCCTGCGCCGGTTCCGGCTCAACACTCCGTGCGGCACGGGAGCTTGGCAGACACAGCTACGGCTTTGAGGTCAGCAGGGATTTCTATACCAAAGCCCGTGAGCAGATGCTCGGAGGTGCGGAATGACAAAACATGAGTGCGCCATCGTGACAGCATACACAGGGTTCGCAATGCTGAAAGGCAGCGACCTGAAATATCTGTACAATTATCTCTCCGGTTTCATCGGCAGACCGGTGTATTCACACGAGATTCCTGCGGTCGCTGAAGCCTACAAGGAACAAATACGAGAAGACTTCCTCGCCCTGTGCAGGAACGCTGCTGATGACTGATCTTGTAAAAAGCATTGGCTACGATCAGGGAGAGATCATCCGGAATATTCTGAAGCTCCATGTGCTGAAGGGAAAGGTCGACTGCGATCCGACCTTCAGCACAGGGGCTTTTTACAATGATACAGGCATTGCACTCCCTGAGTACCGCTTTGATATTTCCCCGCAGCGGAGCGATGTGATACAGGCGGATGCACGGCATCTTCCGCTTATCGACGGCAGTATTTCGTGCATGATGCTCGATCCGCCCTTCTTAGCAACAAAGGGAAAATCGCTGAACAGCACTGACGGCAACATTATTAACAGGCGTTTCGGTGTATATCCCGATGAAAAGAGCCTGCACCGCTGCTACTCAGATATGCTCGCCGAGGCATACAGAGTTCTGAAACCGGACGGCATCCTGATCTTCAAATGTCAGGACAAAGTCAGCAGCGGCAAGCAGTATATGAGCCATGTGTATATCATGAACGAGGCTGTGCGGATAGGCTTTTACCCGAAAGACCTGTTTATCCTGCTTGCCAAAAGCCGTCTGGTAGCTGATTGGCAGAAAAGAAATCAACGGAACAGCCGTAAATATCACAGTTATTTCTGGGTGTTTCAAAAAAATAACAGGCGCATCGAGTACGCCTGAGATCGGAGGTAAAATGGAACAGAGAAAACTGACCCTCGGCAGTCTGTTTGACGGCTCCGGGGGTTTTCCGCTTGGCGGCATCCTCGCAGGGATCGAGCCGGTGTTTTCAAGCGAAATTGAACCTTTCCCAATCTTGGTTACGCACAAAAGACTGCCGCAAGTGAAGCACTATGGCGATGTATCCCGACTCAGCGGTGCAGAGCTGCCGCCGGTGGATATCATCACATTCGGCAGTCCGTGTCAGGACCTGTCGATCGCCGGCAAACGTGCCGGAATCCATGACGGTGATCGGTCGAGCTTGTTCTTTCAGGCGATTCGTATCATCAAAGAAATGAGGGATGCAACAAATGGACGATACCCGCGATACTGCGTCTGGGAGAATGTTCCCGGCGCTTTCTCCTCCCACGGAGGAGACGATTTCAAAGCTGTCCTCGAAGCAGTTATCGGAATTAAAGAAGAAGGGGTCACGGTGCCTGCGCCTGAAAATCACCGATGGCCAAAGTCGGACGTATATCTGGGAAACGGATGGAGCGTGGCTTACCGAGTTTTCGACGCTCAATACTGGGGTGTACCCCAGCGAAGGGCAAGAATCTACCTTGTCGCAGATCTTGCTGGCGGAAGTGCCGGAAAAGTATTATTTAAGTCCGAAGGCGTGTCTGGGTATACTCCGCAGGGCTTCCGTTCGTGGCAAGGAGCTGCCGGATGTGCTGAAGAAGGCACTGGAAAGACAGGCAGGCGGACTGACGCTGGAGGTGGAACCCTCTGTGTGAACTGTCAGGGCACTTCGGGTGTCGGTATCACAGAGGAAAAGGCTCTCGCACTGGTCGCACAGGATCACGGCAATCACCCGGCGGTTCTTCATGCTGTCGGCATTGACGGCTATAACGCCGCGGTCACCGATGACACAGCGGCAACGCTCGGTGTGAACTGCGGGATGTCTACCGGACGGAACGGTGTCCTGCAAGCGGCAGGATTTTCCACGGAACACAGCGCAAAGGCACGAAGCATCGGCTACGAGGAAGAGGTATCTCCCACACTGAGAGCCGGTGTCGTTCCGGCGGCACTCTCCGTGGAGAATCATCCGACAGACGGAAGAATCCGTATCCGTGAGGATGACACCTGCCAGACACTTTGCAGCAGAGCCGGAACCGGCGGCAACAATGTACCGCTTGTGGCAGAGCCCGTTACACTGAAGATCCGCTGTGGTGGCGGAAACGGCGGCAAGGGACAACTCACACAGATCAATAAATCTGCTACGCTTGCTACCAATAATGATCAGACTGTATTTGTTCCTTTCGTCAAGGGAACAAGACCGCATTCCGCAGAAGAGGGGCAGACATGGAAACCCGGCGAGACTGCCAATACGCTGAATACCTTTGATGTAGGTGAAAGCCACTGCAATGAACTTGTGGTGGAAGAGCCGCAGATCAGGGCTTTCGGTGTATGCAGCAAGCATTCCAATGCGATGATGTCGGACAACCCGCATAGCGGCTTTTACGAAGCGACAACAAGCAGAACGCTCGACCAGAGCGGTGGAAATTCGGTGACATCGAATCAGGGCGGTATTTGCGTGGTTGCGCCTGCGCCGGAAACTTTCGATGTACGTTTCACATCGGACGGCACAAAAAATGCTCGTGGGCATTGCTATCCGACTGAGATTTCCCGATGCCTTGATACGAATGAAGCAAATCCCGACTCGAATCATGGAGGGGTTGCAGTTGTGGCTCTCGAACCGGGTGCTGCATCCCGTGTCGGCGGTCATGTGTATAGTGATGGCAAAAGCGGCACGCTCCGAGCGAATGCAGGAGATAATCAGCAGGCTGTCGTGATGCCCGAAACATTCTCACTGCAAGGCTCAATGATCGGTCGTACAGACCAGAACGGACCTCAGGGTGACGGCATCAATGAAGATGTGTGTTTCACACTGAATACGACAGACCGACACGCAGTCGCCGCACCTGATCCTTCCTACACAATTTCAAGGGACAATCACTTCGCCGTTTCGGAGGATGTATCCGTTACGGCTGTGGCGAGAGGCCCTGCGACTGTCGCAGCACCGTCCGCCGACCACTACTGTACCAGCAAAAACTCCCACCATACCGTGGCGGCACATGAACAGGCAAACACGCTGGTCGCATCCGACTGGAAGGATCCGCCGCTCGTGAACGACCTTCCAAACGATGAGCCGGTGTATATCGTCCGCCGCCTGACTCCGGTGGAGTGCGCCCGCCTGCAGGGATTCCCGGACTGGTGGTGCGCCGACCTTGCGATCCCCGATCCGACCGATGCGGATATTGCATTCTGGACAGAGGTATGGGAAACATGGAGACAGGTCACCAATCCCAAGGGCAAGACGAAAACGGAAAAGCAGATCCGCAAATGGCTGGCTGATCCGTACACCGACTCCGCAGAGTACAAGCTCTGGGGAAATGGCGTGGCGCTTCCTTGCACTTATTTCGTGCTTTCCGGCATCGCATGGGCGGCGCAGAGAGATACACAAAAGTGAACGCATAACGTGCCCGTTTTGAAAGCAGCGAAAAACTGCGAATCAGCGTGGACAACACTGTTTTCATATACACCATTGGAGCGTATTGATGCTAAATAAATAGGCGCAGATTTGTTTTCTGCGCCTAAGATCTATTTATTGCATTCATCCCAAAATGAAATTTGAAATTCCTCATAATCAAGATCATCTTCATCTGCTTCAAAGGGCGGAATTGAATCTTCGCCCCAACCATCTGCCAACTGAGCATTAAGAAATTCATAGATTGATGTTTTTTCCGTATCAGAAATTTCTTTTTTAACCGTAGCAGTTATCAATGCAATTCCCGTATCAATTATTCTCATGTCAAAGCTGAAAATTGTTTCAGCAGATGGATAATATTGCTGTAGATCAGCCATACGCAATGCATCACATACTTCAGCAATATAATTCTTACCATTTGGATTATTCATTATCCAGTTATAGGCTTCTTTCCCTGTAAGGCGTTTTGGTTCATAGTCTGGTTTGTTTTCAAAGCCTTTATGATAGAGGTCAACATAAAGAGGAAACGAAAAGGTAACTTTTTCAGTTTCCGGTGCGGGAACCATAAATTTATTCTTTTTCCGTTTGAAGAAAAACATCTTTTTTATCTCCTTGTTCAAATGCAAACCCAGAAAACAGTCTAAAAAACTGACATTATTATATCACAAGCCATTGGAAAATGCAAGTACAGCAAATTGTGAACGAACTGATACTATGTAAGCTGTTCTGCAATTCGATTCTGTACTATGCACAATCTATGGGGCGGCACCGCCCCGTACATTCTCCGTTTTACAGTCTTGATAAATTCAGCAAAATGGCGTAATATGTGACTACCGCCAGACAAGGCGAGAAACGAAAAGGAGCGTAAACATATGGAAATCAAGTACAACATTGAAAAGAGCCAGCGCAAGGCACTGGCACAGAAGATCGCAGACATCATCGGTGCAGAGGTCGAGTACCTCGGTGTTCCAAGCTGCGCATACCAGATCGACATCTTCACACTGAACAAGGATGCAGTCCTCAGCTTCACTGACCGCAGCGACACCGAGATCGTGGAGAAGGTGCTGGATGGGCTTGCCGATGCGGGCTACATCAGTGAAACGGTAACCCCGCCGGAGGGCACGGAATCCACCCCTGACACTGATGAGGACTATGTGGAAATCGATGTGACTATCGTCTCGGATACCGAGGAAGATGCCGATAATCACGATGATGAGCCGATAGAAATCACAGCACTCCCTGAACCGCTGACCGCAGAGATCAGTTTCTCGTTGGAACAGCATACGGTGCAGAGTCTCACGAACCTCATCTGCATGATCCACTCACGAGGCGCACTTCTGAGCAAGGCGACCGGCGGAAACTTCTCTGCAGACAAGAGTCTTGCAGATGAGATCGGCAAGCACGAGTTCCGCAGCGTCCACGAGCTGATCGCCTTTATCAGAGAGTGGGATGAAACAAATCCCGAACTGAAAGGCATTCGATTTGCCGATGACAAGCTCATCTTTGACGGCTTCGGTGAGGCTCCGGATGCTGACCATGTGCAGGCATTTACGAGTCTCGCTGCTGCGATGAACAGCATGGCACTCACGCAGAAACGGGTACAGGCAAAGGATGTGGATGACAGCAATGAAAAGTACGCAATGCGAGTCTGGCTGGTACGCATCGGCTTCGGCGGAGCAGACCACAAAACCGACCGCCGAATTCTTCTGGAGCATCTGACCGGACATTCCGCTTTCCGCAACGATGAGGAAAGGGCGAAATGGATGGAGCGCCAAAAGGCAAAGCGTGACGCTGCCAAGACCGAACAGACCGAGGAGGGCAAAGAAGATGCAGTTTCCGAATGAACGACAGCTCCAAGCCCTGCGGGAGCGTTATCCCGCAGGCACACGCATCCGCCTGAACCACATGGATGACCCCTATGCACCGATTCCGGACGAAACGGTCGGAGAAGTTCAGTACATTGACGATGCTGGCAACATCCACATGGTCTGGGAGAACGGCAGGACGCTCTCGCTGATCGAGGGCGCAGACAGCTTCACTATTATCAAAGAGGGGGAAGGAAAATGATCTACTTAGCCTACGGCTCAAATCTTCACATCGAGCAGATGCAGCGGCGCTGCCCCACCGCCGAAGTTCTCGGCACAAGCACGCTCCACGGCTACCGACTGGTATTCAACGGCGTGGCGACCATTGAGCCTGACCCTAACCGCAGCGTCCCCGTCCTGCTCTGGGACATCAAGCCCGCCGACGAGATCCCGCTCGACCGCTACGAAGGCTACCCTCGGCTTTATCGCAAGGAGATCGTACAGGTCGAGCTGGACGGCAGGACTGTCGATGCGATGGTCTACATCATGAATCCAAAAGGAATCGCACCGCCCAGCCCCTATTATTACGATGTGATTCGCCAGGGCTACGAGATGAATGGGCTGGACACCGCCGTTCTGAAACAGGCGCGGCTGGAAGCGATCACGGCTCGATAAACGCGCCACGTTCGCCCGTGTGGGGCTTTGCAGGGTCCTCTCCGACAGTTACCCCGTTTCGGTCTCCGCCCCACACGGCGCGTTTTACGGCGAGTCATATAATGAACAAATAACGGTGCAGAATCGCCGATATGATCTCTACATTTAGCCGCTTGATAACGGCAAACGGGTATGGTAATATGTGACACAACGGCAGGCGGATGCCCGCCAAAACCCTGAACGGAGGAGATCATATGAGCAAGAAGAGATACTACCTCGCCTATGGCAGCAACCTTGACCGCAAGCAGATGGAGATGCGATGCCCCGGTGCAAGGGTTGTCGGAACAGCATTGATTGAAGGCTACGGGCTGCTGTTCAAGGGCAGCAAGACCGGATTCTACCTGACCATCGAGCCGAAGGCAGACGGTGTTGTTCCGGTCGCAGTCTGGGAGGTCACTGCGGAGCACGAGCGAATGCTCGACCGCTACGAGGGCTGCCCGGTCTGCTACTATAAGAAAGAGATCAGCCTCCCGGTGCGCAGAGCGAAAAGCGGCAGGACGCTCCAGACCAACGGCTTTCTGTACATCATGAATGAAAAGCGTCGGCTCGGAGAACCGACACCAAGATATTTCTGGACTTGTGTGCAGGGCTACCGGTCATTCGGATTCGATCCGGAATTCCTCTACGAAGCCTATGAACGCAGTACGAGGCATCTGTACCGATAAGAAAAGCGGCGGCATGGCGGGGATCGCTCCCCGCTGTCCTGACCGCTGATTCTATACCTCACTGGGGGCCTCCGAAAATGAGAGATCCTATTCCATTGTATCCAAGTTTACCATAAAAATGCAAGGATATCAAGTATGTAAAAGTACCAGAGCTACGGCAAAAATACACTGAAATGATCTGTACATTTAGCCGCTTGATATATCCTCCGAAAGACGGTAATATGTGACACAACGAAAGGCAGACAGCCTTCCGAAAACCGAAACGGAGGATACAAAAATGACTGAGAAGACCGCACAGCAGATTAACAGAATGAAGGAGCAGACCATCGGGGTTGAGGTTGAGATGAACAACATCACCCGCAAGGCTGCCGCAAAGCTCGCCGCCGAGTTCTTCGGCACCGACCGCACCGAGTACACAGGCAGCCGCAACGGCTACGAAACCTACAGCGCATGGGACGCACAGGGCAGAGAGTGGAAGTTCCAGAAGGACGTCAGCATCGCAGGCCCCGACAGCGAAAAGTGCGAACTGGTCACACCGATCCTGACCTACGCAGACATCGAAACCCTGCAGGAGCTGATCCGCCGCCTTCGCAAGGCGGGCGCAAAGAGCGACTACACAAGAGGATGCGGAGTTCACATTCACATCGGAGCGCAGGGGCACACACCGCAAAGCCTCAGAAACCTCGCAAACATCATGGCAAGCCACGAAACACTGATCGCCGAAGCAATCAAGGTAGACCACAGCAGAATGAACCGCTACTGCAGAACGGTCGACCCGAGATTCCTTGACCAGCTCAACCGCAAAAAACCCCGCACGATGGCACAGCTTGCGGACATCTGGTACAGCTCACAGGGATGCAGCTACGGCAGAACACACCACTACAACGACAGCCGCTACCACATGCTCAACCTGCACGCCACCTTCACAAAGGGCACGGTCGAGTTCAGACTTTTCCAGTTCGCACCGCCCTCCAACGGCAAGCAGAACGGACTTCACGCAGGAAAGCTCAAGAGCTACATTCAGCTTTGCCTCGCAATGAGCCAGATGGCAAAGGACCTCAGAAGTGCAAGCCCCAAGGAACAGCAGAAGGAAAACAAAAAGTTCGCAATGCGGACTTGGCTGATGAGAATGGGCTTTATCGGAAGCGAATTCGAGACCGCAAGAGAAACGCTTACCGAAAACCTTACAGGCGACAACGCATTCCGCTTTGGCAGACCTTGACGGGTCTGCCCTGCGGGGCGGATTCAAAAACGGAACGGCACGGCGGCACACACAGCCGCCACGTCGCCCCGTGTGGGGCGGAAGGGGTATCCTCCGATTCGGTATCCCACCTCAGTCAACCGCGCCACACAACGCGACACGGCGCAAATGTAGGCAAGGCATAAAATGAACAATGAATGGCGAAAAACGTCCATTATGATCTGTACATTTAGCCGCTTGCAATCGGTTCCGAAAAGAGTTAATATGTCACTACCGAAAGGAAAACATCGCAAAGGAGTTCTGAACATGACAAGCAAAGAACATATCGAAAGCCTGCGCCACCACGGAGTCCGCCTGATCGGATGGGACGGCACGACCAAAGAGATCCCCGCCGACTTCCTCGAAACCACTGCCAAGTTCCTCAGCGAGAACGGCGCACGGAAGATCACCTACAGCATCAAGGTTCCCGAAACCGATGAGGAGATGCTCCTCGCCATCTGGGACAACGGCTACGCAGAATCCGGCAGCGCCGATGAGATTCTCAGCCACACAGAGCGAAACGATGAATGACCGCCTGCCGCCTTCGGGCGGCACACCACAACTACATAGGAGGAATCCAAATGAAAGAACGAGTTTTTGAACAGCGTACATGCCCCAAGTGCGGACGCACCTACACCGAGCGTCCCGCCCTTTCCCGATACGACAATAATACGCTGATCTGTCCCGACTGCGGTACGAGAGAAGCCCTCGAAACGATGGGCATCAGCATCGAGGAACAGGACAAGATCCTCGGAATCATCCATGACAAGTACATTCCCGAATAAGGGGCGCACAGCGGGCGGTGTGGGGCTTCACGGCTCTGCGCCGCTTGTTTGTTGGACGGTTTCCGGGCGCGACACGTCGCGTTTGTGAGCCTCCTGTGGGGCATTGGTATATGTACCAGTTGTTACGGCGAAAATCGGCGATTCTTCTACGATTTATTTTGCACATAGGCGTGGACTTTTCAGGCAAAAGGCGGTAATATGTGACACAACGGAAGGGCGGACAGCCCACCGGAATTCAAATCAACACGGAGGAAACGAGCATGAACACTACTTATTTTGACGAGATGACCTTCAACTGCGCCGCATACGAGCGCGCAAAGAAGGAGCGAGAAGAGCGCAAGGCTCAGATTGCCAAAGTCCACGGCTACAACAGCCCGGAGATGGACGCATGGTACGCCGAGGATAAGGCGGCAGGACCTTACCCCTACAGCGCCGGCGAGATGAAAGCCTACTGGGTTTTCAAGTTCCGCCGTGAGAATGACGCTGATGAGTTCGAGATGAGCGACTACTGCTGGGACAAGGAATTTCACGATTTTGTGGAAACCCTCCGCAAGCTGGGCATTACCGAATTCACAATCACCAACCACAGCACGGCGCTGATGGAAAACATCTACGGCTTTATCGCCGAAGGCTGTACGATGGAGGGAACGCACACCATTACCAAGAAGGCACGGCGTTGGGCTGCGGAGGACTACGAACAGGTGATGGGAATCCGATTCAAGGTGAACTGAACAAAACCGCAAAGGGGCGGGCTTCACCGCCTGCCCCACAAGCGGAGCAGAAAGGAGGTATGTCAAATGGCAAGAATCGTGATCGTGGTCGAGGGCGGTCTGGTGCAGGAAGTTTTCAGCAGCGAAAAAGACACGGATGTCACCGTGATCGACCTTGATACCGAAGAGGGACAGGCTGCGGAACCGGAAACAGAAATGCCGGAATTCAAGGTGTGGTAAGAAGTACATACTACACAAGATCTCAAGCAGATACGCCCGAAATGATCTGTACATTCAGCCGCTTGATATCGTGCGGAAACAGAGTTATAATGTCGCTACCGAAGGGAAAACCTCGGAATTACATTCTTTTGGAGGATACGAAAATGGCAAACTACTACAACATGAACGGCTGCAAGGTGCGCTTCCACATCGCAGACTACGCTTCCGACCCGATGGTCATGGCGATCACCGCGACCGCAGAGGATGACGAGTTCGATCTGGTGCTTTCGGTCAACATCGGCAGCAGCATCGGCAACGGCACGCTGATCCCGCGCAACTGCGCCTTCATCGACACCAACAACAATCCGACCGCAGAGGACTTCCTGCGGAGCATCGGTGCAAAGCAGTACGAACGCTTCGGAGAGCCGGTCTACGGATACAGCGGATTCTTCCGCTACCCGCTTTACGAATTCCCGGATGACCTTCTCCGGGAAATGGATGCGGACGGCTACGAAAAGCACTGCAAAAGCTACGGCGGAGCCTTCCTGATGGCGCAGCGGAGAATGAACGCGGAGATGTTCGGCACAGACCTTTTCGGATAAGATGCGGTTGGATACAGCCCCTTCGGGGGCTGTTCTCCTGCATGGCTTTATGTACAAGAAACCGCGCAGATACGCCCGAAATGATCTGTACATTTAGCCGCTTGCTATTCGGCGCAGGGTATGGTAATATGTGACACAACGGAAGGGCGGACAGCCCGCCGAATACAAAACACGGAGGAACACCACCATGAAAACCCTGAAGATCTACAACACCCTGATCGCCCAGATTGCAAGCGACAGCACTTGCTTCACCGCTCCGGTCGAGGACTACGCTTCCGAGCTGTTCGATGCGCTGGAGAAGGACGGCACCAACCTCGCCGAGTACGCTGGCGACTACCACGGTGCGACCTATTACAAGAAGCTCCGCAAGATCACGATGAGCGCCGAGTGGGTCGGCAGCAAACTCTACGGGCTTGCCACCTGCGAGGTCGAGGATGACTGGACGGACGACGATACCGCACAGCTCAAGGAGTACCTTACCGGGCAGTACAGCGACGGCTGGGGCGAGGGTTTTGAGCAGCGCGAGATCGACAGCTACACTGACACCGAGACCTGCGAGGAGTACGATGCCGAGGAGGACGAGTACTACGAAAGCGAGTGGGATGTGCGCTGCTTCGTTTACGTTTCCTTCTGGCAGGACAAGAACTTCCGCATCATGACCGAGGCAGAGCTGAAGGGCTGAGCAGAAAGGGGCAGGGCTTCGGCTCTGCTCCGATCATCTCACGCTGTGTACATCCGACAATTCTCAAGCCCGAAAACGGCGATTTATCTACGATCAATTTTACACATAGGCGTGGACTTATCGGCAGGATCATGGTAATATACAACACAACGGCAAGGGCAGAACGCCCGCCGAATACAAAACTGGAGGACAAGAACATGAGCACGAATTCGAGAATCGGCATCCTGCACGAGGATGGGACAACGGAAACGATCTACTGCCACTGGGACGGCTACCCCGAGCATCAGATGCCGATCCTGACCAAGCACTACGACACAACTGAGAAGGTCAAGGCGCTGCTTGCGCTCGGCGACATCAGCATCCTCGGTGAGCGCCTTGCACCCGATGCCGATGAGCCGCACAGCTTCGAGAAGCCTGCGGAGGGCGTGACGGTCGCTTACCACCGCGACCGCAAGGAGCCGATGAGCCCGGCAGTCACCCACAAGAGTATCGTTTCCCTGATGAGGGACGACTGGGGCATCCCTTACTACTACCTTTTCGATGAGAGAACGGGACAGTGGATTCCGCCGACCGAGGACTGACAGGTTCAGCCCTGCGGGGCTGGCTTGCCCCACGTTCGCCTGTGTGCGGTTTTCCTGCGGTGAGCGATATACTTGCCCCTGCGGAAAACCGCCCCACACGGCGCGTTCTGGTGACTCCTGTGGGTATGGTGTACTATGTACAACAAATGGCGCAGATACGCCGATCTTGTTCTGTACATTTAGCCGCTTGCTATTCCGGGAAGATCATGGTAATATGTGACACAACGGAAGGGCAGACAGCCCGCCGAAAACAAAAAACGGAGGTACACCACCATGACAAAGAAGGAAATGAAAGCCGCAGTTGACAAGCTGAAGATGCTGCAGAACGGCAAGGCGGCCCTTGAGGGAATGACCGAAGCAGACTGCCTTGAGCTTTTCGGAATCAGCCGGGCGCAGGCGCTTGCGAACACCAACGCAGCCCTCGCCAAGACCGAGCAGGAGATCTTCAGAGCCGAGCATCCGCTGACCGGCATCGACAAGAAGCTCTTCGAGATTGCAGCCAAGCACATGGTCACGGTGCAGGAGCGCGGAGACCTTGAAGCCCGCCACTGCGACAGTGAGGACTTCATCGAGATCCCGGTCTGGGGGCTGGAAGCCGCCCTCAAGGACGCCTACGAGGCAGGACGCAAGAGCAAATAAGAAAAACGGCACTGCCCTTCCTGAAATACGGAAGGGCGCATGCCGAAAAAGAGGTGAAACAGAATGATTGATCTTGAAAAAGTTAAATGGACACTATCGAATGAGGAACTGTATGCGATTGACTGGTTTGAGAAGCATGGCTTTTCGGGAAGCCTTGACAGGCAGTACATCAGCAAGAGCAAGTTCACCGTTACCAAAAATGGAGTAACTGACAAATTCGAGCTCCAACTAGGAGTTGCCTATGATGTGGCTGCGTACATGGAACAGTATGGGCGTTCCTTCGAGCAGCTCTGCGAGCTGACGAGGCTTAGGGCTGAGATTGCTCGAAGGGCAGAATAAGCCGTCACGTTCACTTGTGTGGGGCTTTTCATGGCGGCAGCGGATAACTTGCCTTTGCGGAAAAGCCGCCCCACACAGCGCGTTTGTGCGCGTTCTGTGCGATGTACAATTCTGCCTGAATCATCGTCTCATGTTTGTCACATTTATTTTGCGGAAAGGCGTGGACTTTTCCTCGAAAAGACGGTAATATGTGCATACCGCAAGAGAAGCGGAATCAAAACCAAAGGAGCGAATCTACATGAAAATTCTGGTATGTGAACCCGGCAAGCACCCCTACGTCAAGGACATCGAGCACACGCTGGAGAACCTTCAGGCGGAGGTGGACGGCTACATTCAGGCAATCTGCCCCTTTGAGGAGGAAGTCGGTGTGATTGTGAACGAGGAGGGGCTGTTCCGCGATGACCTCGCTTGGAACAGAACGGTCGAGAAGTACGGACCGATCAAGGGCACCTTCTTCGTGTGCGGTCTGGGCTTCGAGGACTTCACGGGGTTGACCGATGAGCAGATCGAAAAGTACAAGGCACTCTTCTGGGAGCCGGAAATCTTCATCCCGACACCGAACGGCATGGTGGTACTTCACATCATCGACTGAAAAAACGGCGGGGCTGCCCTTCACCGGGCAGCCGAATGCCGAAAGGAGAAATTACATGGATATCAGTTACACATTTGAACAGATGGATCGTAACATCTACGAACGCAAAAGCAATGGTCAGAAGTCGGGCTACAGCCTCGGTGCAAGAAAAGCTCTGTGGAACTACAAGGACAGCAAGCGTCACAACAGCAGCGAATTTGAGGTCACCGACCTTCCGGGCGAGTCCGACATGGAGGATTTTCTCTCCACGCTGCGCATCGCAAAAGTTTCAACCTTCGTGGTCACTGCAAAAAGCACCGCACTGATCGAGGCGCTCCACCAGATGCGCAGGCTCGGATGCACGGTCTACGGGCTGGATACCATTACCCGCAACGATACGGAATACCACGTCATGGATGACTACGAGGTCGAAGGCATCCGCATTATGTTGTGAAATCATAAGGGCAGAGCTACGGTTCTGCCCCACCTCCGCACCGGTTTCCGGTGCTGTTTTTGTCCGTCATAATATGTACAATTCCTGCGGAAATCCGCCGTTTTTCTTCTGTACATTTAGCCGCTTGATAATATTCGCTAAAAGAGTTAATATGTACACAACGGAAGGGCAAAGCCCACCGAAAACAACAAAAAGCGGAGGAAAAAACAATGATCAGCTACGGATTGGCAAAGGCAAGAGCAATGGCAGGAAGAGACGACTGGAACGAGCGCGAGGCGATCAGAAGCGCAACGATCCTTTGGTACGACACCGAGGACGAGGGCTACGAACTGGAAATTGAGAACGAGGACGAGCTTGACGCAGAGGACTTCAGAGCTTGGGTTGAGGAGAACGCCGACAGCCTTGCACAGGAGGACGCCGCAGCAAACGGCACGACCTTCGAGGGCATCGAGGAGATCGACTACGAAACCGAATGGATTGACGACGACGCCCTTTTCGAGGCAGAGTACGCAGACGCCTGCGAAAGCGAATGGGAATGGATGACCGGCAGATGAGCCGGTCGCCCCACCGGGGCGGCACAGCGCCCCCTGCGGCGTGGATGCAGGAAGGAACGCATACAGATGCCCTGCGCTGCAAGCCCCACACGGCGCAACTGTGTGCATTTGTGAGCAAGGCATAATATGTACAAATCCTTCGAAAATACGCCTTTTCTGATCTGTAGTTTTAGTCGCTTGATATATATTCCGAAAAGAGTTAATATGTGTACAACGGAAGGGCAAACGGCCCGCCGAATACAACAAACGGAGGATTCCACCATGAACTTTTTTGAAACTGAGCTGAAGAAAATGACCGCAAAGGTCGCCGCCCTGAAGAACCCCAAGCTGGTCGGCAGAGCGTGCATTGCCCGCCTGACGGAGACCACGACGGTGAAGGCAGCCTTCACAACGCTTGGGGTTGCAGAAAACTACCCTGCGATCCGAATCACGGTTCTGAACCGCAGCGAGGGCAAGATCGACGAGATCGTCATCCGCTTCAGCGACCACTGGGCAGGCAAAGACACGATTCACGCATGGACATACCGCGGAGAAAGCGAATGGTACAACTACCACCCCACCACAGCAGACTACACCAAGATTGCAAAAGCGATCACCGACTACCTTGAGAACTTCGCCGACTGAAAAACGAGCCGCCCTTCTTCGGAGGGGCGGCATCTCGAAAGGAGTGCATACATGGATAACGAAACAAGAAAAGCTCTGGAGCAGATCGCAACAGAGGAATCCTACGGCATCCGATTTGCCGGTGGTCTGACACCCTATGGCGAAAAGGACGATCCCTACGATGATACCAACGCCGAGCATAATTTTCCGGGCATCAGTCTGCGGGAGGTCAGCCGGATGCTGGAGCGTGCATACGAACTGGGAAGGAAAAGCAAGCCCTGATTTGCACCACGTTCGCCCGTGTGGGGCTTACGGCTTTCCTGTGGATAACTTTGACCGTGCGGATAACCGCCCCACACGGCGCGTTCTGGTGCGTTTTACGGCAAGGCATAATATGTACAACTTTCGGCGAAAAATCGCCCTGCACATTCTGGCAGTTTAGCCGCTTGATATTGTTCGCAGATCATGGTAATATGTGACACAACGGAAGGCGCAAAGCCGACCGAATACAAAAAAACGGAGGACATTTACATGGAAGAAAACAAAAACATGCAGCCTGCCGCCGAGGGCGAGAATCTGGAGCTGACCGATGCACAGGCAGACCGAAACGATGAGATCTATGAGGCGGCCTTTGAATTCTGCAAGGTGCTGACAGAGAACCCCGACCTCGAATGGGATATGGCATTCCTCGGTGAGATCGCCGACCTTGCGGCAAGTATCATGACCGAACAGGGACACAAGGTGCGCTTCCCCAGCATCGTTACCGAAGATGACGGCACGCAGTACATCGAGGAGAACTACGGCGGCTGACCGGCAAAACGGAGCAGTCCTTCTGCGGAGGGGCTGTTCCGCGCCGCATTCGCCCGTGTCGCGGCTTTCAATGCTCCTGCGGATAATATGACCTTGCAGAAAAACGCCCCACACGGTGCAACTGTGAGCCTCCTGCGGCAAGGAATAATATGTACAACAAATTCCGAAAAATCGCCCTGCACATTCTGGTAGTTTAGCCGCTTGATATTGTTCGCAGATCATGGTAATATGGGTACAACGGAAGGGCGGAAAGCCCACCGAAAACTACTAAAGAACGAGGTAAACACCATGTGGACACACGGCACGATCAACTACAACGGGAGCGCATACCGCTACAGCGTGAAGCACTTCGAGGAACCCAGCGAGTTCGGCTACAAAGAGGGCAGAGCCTCGAAGATCTGGATTGAACGCAACGGCGAGACTGTCTTCAATTACGACCGTGGGATGGATGTCAAGGCGGCGGATAAGGACACCAAGGCAGTTCTTCAGATGCTTCTCGACAAGTTCAACTGAGAAGAAAGACAATAGGCGGCAGCATAAGCCGCCCCATCTCCCCACGGCAAGGAGGTGAAGCGGATGGGAGCGATCAGTGAGTTATACTGCGGCAGGATCAGCGCACCGACCGATATCAAGGTCAGGGCAGATCAATACGATGCACTGAATGCCCGTGCAGATGAACTGCACAGTCTGATTACAGATGGATTAGCGGCGGACAAGGCGGAAAAATTAGAGGAACTGATTGACATTCATCGTCAGATGGAATCGATCACCTCGGAGGACAGCTACACGAGGGGCTTTCGTGTCGGCGCAAGACTGATGCTGGATATGCTGAACGGATAATTTCATGGTGGATATATACATAGAAAAGGCTTGCATGACGCAGGCCTTTTTCTTATGCTCAATTTTACGAGGAAGGAGTGATGCGGATGGCTCAGAGAGGCAGAAAACCAAAACCCACAGCGATCAAGGAACTGGAAGGCAATCCGGGCAAGCGTCCGCTGAATGAGGCAGAGCCGAAGCCTGTGAAAAAAGCACCGCCCTGTCCGAAATGGCTGGAACCCGAAGCGAAAAAGGAATGGCGCAGGCTATCAAAGCAGCTAGAGCAGATCGGCGTTCTGACAGAGGTCGATCAGGCGGCATTCGCATCCTATTGTCAGGCATACGCACGATGGAAGGAAGCCGAGGAATTCATGACGCAGCACGGCACGATCGTCAAGACCAAAAGCGGCTACTGGCAGCAGGTGCCACAGGTGTCCATTGCGCAGACCTACCTGAAGATCATGAACAAGATCGCCGAGCAGTTCGGACTGACCCCTGCGGCAAGAAGCCGTATCACTGCCGGTGCAGATATGAAGGACGCTGCGGTTGACGATATGGATGCACTTCTGGGAGGCGGCTGATGGCAAGAACAGCAAAAGCAAGAGAAAGACCGACAAACTATCCGAAACTTACAAACTATCAGCCCACCCGTTTCATGCTGCCGGATTCTCATTACGATGCGGCAAAGGCGGACAGGGCTGTTCGTTTTATCGAAAACCTCTGCCACACGAAGGGGCGCTGGGCAGGCAAACCGTTCTGGCTCTTGCCGTGGCAGGAGCAGATCATCCGGGATATTTTCGGAATCGTCAAAGAAGACGATACAAGGCAGTTCCGCACAGCGTATGTTGAGATCCCGAAGAAAAATGGAAAGTCTGAGCTTGCGGCGGCAATTGCACTGTATCTGCTTTACGCTGATAACGAGCCGTCCGCCGAAGTCTACGGCGCAGCGGCTGACCGACAGCAGGCTTCTATCGTTTTTGACGTTGCAAAGCGTATGGTGGAAATGACACCGGCGCTCCTGAAACGCTCCAAGATCATGGCGGCGACAAAACGGCTGGTGAACTACAGCAATGTTGGATTCTATCAGGTGCTTTCGGCTGAAGTCGGCACAAAGCACGGTCTGAATGTATCCGGTCTGGTACTTGACGAGCTTCACGCGCAGCCGAACCGCAGCCTTGTGGATGTTCTGACAAAGGGCTCCGGCGATGCGAGAACACAGCCGCTGTACTTCCTGATCACCACCGCCGGAACGGACCGAAACAGCATCTGCTACGAATACCATACCAAAGCAAAAGATATTCTGGACGGCAGACGCATCGATCCTTCCTTCTATCCCGTGATCTACGGACTGAATGATGACGATGACTGGAACGCTGAGGAATCGTGGTATAAGGCAAATCCGTCCCTCGGATACACCATTACCATTGACCGTGTGCGTGATGCCCATCGTGAAGCTTTGACCAATCCCGCAGAAGAAAATGTATTCCGTCAGCTTCGTCTTGACCAGTGGGTCGGCAGTGTCGTTGCGTGGATTCCGGAGCATATCTACGACAGGGGCAATCTTCCTATTGACCTCGAATCCCTGCGCGGACGTGAGTGCTACGCAGGACTTGACCTTTCGAGTACAAGTGACATTACGGCTTTCGTACTGGTATTCCCACCGCTGACTGAGGGCGACAAATACATCGTTGTTCCTCACTTCTGGCTGCCGAGAGAAACCCTTGACCTGCGTGTCCGGCGCGATCATGTGCCATACGATGTTTGGGAACGCATGGGCTTGTTTCATGTGACTGAGGGCAATGTGGTCGATTATAACTTTGTGCGGAAAACGATCAATGAGCTGCACACGATGTACAACATCAAAGAAATTGCAGCCGACCGCTGGAACGCCACACAGCTGATCACAGACCTTGAGGGTGACGGTTTTACCGTTGTGCCGATGGGCATGGGCTTCAAGGATATGTCGCCGCCGATGAAAGAGCTGTACAAGCTCATACTCGAAGGTATGTTCGTTCACGGCGGCAATCCTGTTCTCAGATGGATGGCAGGAAATGTGGTTGCTGAGATTGATGCGGCGGAGAATATAAAACCGAGCAAAAAGAAAAGTACCGAGAAAATCGACGGCATTGTCGCATGGATCATGGCGCTTGACCGAGTGATACGCCATGAGATGCAAGGCAGTGTCTATGACGAACCCGATCATGACCTGATCGTTTTATAGGAGGGATGCAGATGGGCTTACTCAACTGGCTCGGCTTCAATAAGCCGAGAGACGCACCGTCACTGCCGGATATCCGGGACAATGTCCGTGATTCTGGTAATCTGTTTGTATTCGGCATGACGCACAGCGGAGAGCGTGTTGACGAACGAACGGCAATGCAGATCGTTACCGTATACGCCTGCGTGAGACTGCTGTCAAATACCATTGCAGGGCTTCCGCTGCATCTGTACAGATATACAGGTGCCGGCGAGGATAAGGAACGCGCTACCGATCATCCGCTGTATAAGATACTCTACCGACAGCCGAATCCCGAAATGAGTTCATTTTCATTCTGGGAGGCGCTAATGTGTCATCTGCTGCTCTGGGGCAACGCATACGCACAGATCGTCCGTGACGGCAAGAATGAAATTCTCGGTCTGTATCCGCTGCTGCCGGAAAACATGGAGATCGACCGCGATCCGAAGTCCGGCGACCTGTTCTACACTTATCACGCATACACCGACGAAAAGCCCGGTGAGCATGACAAGGATATCATTTTTCAGCGTGACGAGATACTCCACATCCCCGGTCTGGGATTCAACGGTCTTGTTGGGTTTTCACCCATTGCCATGATGAAAAATGCGCTGGGTGCAGCAATGGCTGTGGAGCGTTACGGCAGCGCCTTCTTCAAAAACGGAGCGCAGCCTGCCGGTGTTCTCGAACATCCGGGCGTACTGAAAAATCCGGAAAAGATCCGTGAAAACTGGACGAGAGTGTACGGCGGTTCCCGCAATGCGCACCGCATCGCAGTCCTTGAGGAAGGTATGCAGTATAAGCCAATATCGCTGCCGCCGGAGGATTCGCAGTTTCTTTCCACCCGCGAATTCGATGTGGAGGAAATATGCCGAATGTTTCAGGTTTCGCCCCATCTGGTGCAGGACTTGAAGCGCAGCACCTTCAATAACATCGAGCATCAGGGCATTGCGTTCGTTCAGTATTCCCTCATGCCGTGGATCATCCGCATCGAAAAAGGCATCATTAAAGACCTTCTGCTGGAGGAGGAACAAGATGTATATTTCCCGAAATTCAATGTGGACGGCCTGATGCGCGGAGATTACCAGAGCAGAATGAACGCCTATGCGATTGGTGTCGGCAACGGCTTTATGTCGCCGAACGATGTGCGCAGGCTTGAAAACATGGATCTCATTCCGCACGATCTCGGCGGTGATGATTATTACCTCAATGGCAGCTATAACAAGCTGCAGGATGCAGGTGCAGCTTATGCGGATAATATTCCGCAGGAACAGTCGGAAACCGATGAACAGGATGAGCCGGACGAAAATACGGAAGAAGAAACCGATGACAGATTCCTGCGGAAAAGGCGCAGGAAGAAAGTACGAAACGGAGGGATGTAAATGCCGAAATTCTGGGACTATATTCACGATGACAGCGGCGGCAGAGTGCTCCGCCTTGAGGGACCGATCGACTCGGATTCCTTCTGGGGTGACGAGATCACGCCGCAGGATTTCAGAGATGAGCTGTATGCCGAAGACGGTGACCTCACGCTCTGGATCAATTCGCCGGGCGGCAACGTCTTCGCCGCTGCGGAGATCTACACAATGATCCGTGACTATCCGCACAATGTCACTGTCAGAATTGCAAGTATCGCGGCTTCTGCTGCGAGTGTGATCGCAATGGCAGGCAATACCGTGCAGATGTCCCCGACCGCACTTCTCATGATCCATGACGTGCGTCCAGATAGGACATTTTCGATAGTAGAATAATTGGTATCTACTCCCCATAATCACGGGAAAGTCAACCTGTCTAACCGAAAGGCGAAAGCTGACACGGGAACATAGCATGACAGGAAAGCAGTAAGTTACCCAAAGGCTAAAGGGTACGACTGAACTGCAATGACAAGGGAATATGAGGTTTAACCTGTATTTGGTGAACGTGAGGTTATATGTCCGTTACCATAGGAGCAAGGAAATTAGCCTGAAACCTTGTGTACAGCGGCTTCTGATAGGGTCGTGGTCAGAAGTGTGATTACAATGCTGTGCCATGAGCAAGAGAACTTGTGTTAAGTAACCGAAAGCGAAATCCGACAATTCCCATACCAAGCGAAAATGTTAACTGGAGATACCCTAAACGGAAATGCCGAAAGGCTATGGTATAGACCTGAATATTCCGCAAGGGTACGGAGCGTTCGTAGTAGTCAGGTGCATTAATAGTGCAATAACGGCGAAGGAACGCAGTTTATGCGACTTCAAAAGGAAAGTTGAAAGGGAGGAGAAGCCTCAATGAAACCAACAACTGAAATTTTGGAACGTATCAGAAAAAGTTCAGCAGACCACAAAGACGGTGTTTTCACACGTCTATATCGCTATCTTTTGAGAGATGACGTTTACAAAATGGCATATAAAAATATATATGCCAACCAAGGGGCAGCAACAAAAGGAACTGATAATGATACAGCCGACAGCTTCAGCCAAGAGTATATTGACAAAATTATCATGGAACTTTCAAGCGGAACTTATGAGCCGAAGCCGGTACGCAGAACGTACAGGGAAAAGAAGAACGGAAAATTACGCCCACTGGGTATTCCGTCATTCAAAGACAAAATCGTACAGGACATTATCAGAATGTACCTTGAAGCAATCTATGAACCCATTTTCAGTGACCGTTCACACGGTTTTCGTCCGGGGAGAAGTTGCCATACAGCACTTACTCAAATTACAAAAGGCTTCAACGGTATCAAGTGGTTTATCGAGGGTGACATCAAGGGGTGTTTTGACAATATAGACCATGATGTTTTGCTGTCAATTCTGACAAGAAAAATCAAGGATTCAAAATTTATCAATCTTATCAGAAAGTTTCTGAAAGCCGGATATATGGAAGAATGGAAGTATCACGCAACTTACAGCGGAACGCCACAGGGCGGAATCTTATCCCCGATTCTTGCCAATATCTACCTGAATGAACTTGATATGAAAATAGATGAAATAAGAAAGGCATTCGACAAACCTGCAAAACGCAGCAGTACACATGAATACTCTGCAAAAAAATGGCAGATTGAAAAGGTCATAAAAGCGATAAAAGCCTGCACAAATGCCGATGAAAAGGCATTACTGATTACAGAGTTAAAGAAACTCAGGAAAGAATTGTGCCAGATTCCTGCCAAAGACCAGAGTGATAAAAAGATTGTGTATGTCAGATATGCCGATGATTTCCTGATTGGTGTCAATGGTACAAAGGAGGAGTGTCAGCAAATAAAATCTCTCTTGAAAGAATATCTTACAGAACATCTCAGACTTGAATTGAGTGACGAAAAAACAAAAATCACGCACAGTTCTGATTGTGCAAGATTTCTGGGATATTATGTTCGAGTAAGAAGAAACAATCAGTTGAAAAAACGCTCCGACGGTGTAATTCAGAGAACGCTAAACCTATCGGTTGAACTTCTCGTACCATTAAAGGATAAAATAGAGCGATTTATGCTGGATAATAAAATAGCGATAATAGACAAGGACGGAAAATTCAAGCCAATGCATAGAAATGCACTGGTTAACAACACAGACCTTGAAATCGTAGACAACTATAACGCTCAGACAAGGGGAATTTGTAATTATTACAGCATGGCGAGCAATTTTGGTAGACTGGATTATTTTGTTTACCTTATGGAGTATAGCTGTCTGAAAACGCTTGCACGTAAACATCAAAGAAGTATCGGGCAGATGATTGACAAATATAGATATGGCAAAACATGGGCAATTCCGTATGAAACCAAAAGCGGAAAGAAATATATGCCTATTGTACGCTTTACTGACATGAGAGCGAAAAGAAAGTCACGGTACTCACATGACATTGACAAAATTGTAAATCCGCACTATGGCTTTAATGAACTTGACAAAAGAATCAGTGCGAAAAAGTGTGAGATTTGTGGAGCAGAAAACATTGCATTTGAGATACACCACATTAACAAGCTGAAAAATCTCAAAGGCAAAGAACTCTGGGAAAAAGTAATGATTTCAAGGAAGCGGAAAACACTGGTGGTTTGTAAAAAATGTCATTATAAAATTCATGGCAGAACTTTTGATGCGTAATTAGTGTAAATGGGGAGCCGGATACCTTGAGAGAGGTAAGTCCGGTTCCGGGAGGGGTCTGTGCAAACCTGTCACAGAAATGTGATAAGGCGGCACTTTCCTACTCTACCCTTCTACCATTGCTTTCGGCAATGCCAAGGACATGGAAAAAGCCATTGCTACGCTGAACGAGGTCAAGGAGAGCATCATCAACGCATATGCGGCAAAAACCGGACTCAGCAGAAACCGCATCAGCAAGCTCATGTCCGATGAGACATGGATCAATGCGAAAAAGGCGGTCGAGTTGGGCTTTGCAGATGAGATCCTCTTTGACGAAAAGCCCGAACCGGACAAGATGCAGGATGAGCCTGACGATCCGGACGAGCCTGAGAAGCCCGATCAGGAAGGCGGTGACGATGAGGGCGATGAAAAGAAAGAGACCGAAAAGAAGCCGTTCAAGCTGGACACCGGTGATGCCCTTTGGGAGTACAGTACCCGTGTCATGGGACAGACCATTCTGGGAAAGATCACCGCTTCCGCAGCACCCGAAGGCACAGAGACGCCCGATGACAGCAAGACAGATGATGCACCGAAACCTTCCGAGGAAGGGGTAACTGTTACTGTGCCGGATATGCCTGTGATCGGAATGGACGGTAAAACCGCTGACGGCTCTATGCCGTATGAAATTCTGAAACAGCAGCTTGCTTTTCTGAGATAAGCAGGCTGTATTTTTATGACCACCGGAGTTTTACCTCCGGAGAAATGGAGAAAAAGATATGAGCAAGATCATGGAACTTCGCAGCAAGCGTAATACCCTGTGGGAGCAGACAAAGGCATTCCTCGAAAAGCACCGTGGTGAGAACGGTCTCGTGGAGGCTTCCGCAGTCGAGCAGTACAACAAAATGGCCGGTGAGGTGCAGGCACTCGGCGCTGAGATCGAGCGTCTGGAACAGCAGGCAGCCCTCGATGCGGCACTTTCCGCTCCGACCAGCAAGCCTGTCACCAACGCTCCCGGTACCAAGACCACGCCGCCCACAAACCCTACCGCGACCGATGAGTACAAGTCCGCCTTCTGGGATATGATCCGCAACAAGGGCGATCAGCTTGCAGTCCGCAACGCGCTTTCTGTCGGTGAGGACACCGAGGGCGGATACACTGTGCCGGACGAGTTCGAGCGCCGTCTGATTCAGGCGCTGGAGGAAAACAACATTTTCCGCCAGATGGCAACGGTCATCAAGACCAACTCCGGTACCCGCAAGATTCCTATCGCCAACGACACAATGGAGGCGCAGTGGATCGATGAGGGTGAGGAGATCCCGGAGACCGATACACGTTTCGGTCAGACGACCCTTTCCGCATACAAGCTCGGCACGATGATCAAGATCAGCAATGAGCTTCTGCACGACTCCGCCTTCGACCTCGCATCGTATATCGCTGCACGTTTCGGTGTGGCAATGGGAAATGCCGAGGAGCGTGCATTCTTCACCGGTGACGGCGACAAGAAGCCCCTCGGCATCCTCGATGAGACCGGCGGTGCAGAGCTTGGCGTGACTGCAGCATCTCAGACGGCTATCACCTTCGATGAGATCTTTGATCTCTACTACAGCCTGAAGTCTCCCTACCGCCGTAACGCACAGTTCGTCTGCAACGAGACCATCCTGCTTCAGCTTATGAAGCTGAAGGACAAGAACGACAACTACCTCTGGAAGCCATCTCTCGATATTGCAAAGCCCGACACGCTCCTCGGTCGCCCCATCCGCACTTCTTCCTTCATGCCCGGAATTGCAAAGGGCGAGCGTGTGCTGCTCTTCGGCGACATGAAGAATTACTGGGTGGCTGACCGTCAGAACCGCACCTTCCGCCGTCTGAACGAGCTGTATGCCCGCACCGATCAGGTCGGCTTCCTTACCACACAGCGTGTGGACGGTCGTCTGATCCTGCCGGAGTCCGTGAAGGTGCTGAAGATGGCAGGCACCAAGTCCAACACCGCGGGCGGCGGCACGACTGGCGGTAACACCGGCGGCAACGGCTGATAAGAACGGAGGGCAGATAAGTGAATCTGATCTCACTGCCTGAAACAAAAAACTACCTCCGTGTTGACCACTGTGAGGATGACAAGCTCATCCTC